CCAGGCTGCCCAAGTTGACCAACCGCTACAGCTACATCGTCAACGGCAGCGAGTACCAGGTCGATCACCTGTTCCGCCTGAAGAGTGGCATCTACGCTCGAGTGCAGGACAACGGCGAGCTCGAGTCGGAGTTCAATCTGGCGAAGGGTGGCCGCGGCTTCTCTCTCCACCTCGACCCAGTCAAGCGCAAGCTCTCGATGAAGTACGGGGAGGCGAAGATCCCCCTGTACCCGATCATGAAGTCCCTCGGAGTGGCAGACGACGACATCGAGAAGAGCTGGGGCAAGGCGCTCTTCGAGGCCAACAGACCGGCCACCGAGGACAAGTTCAAGAAGTCCCTGCTCAGCTTGGTGAAGCGCACTTCGGATGAGCCCGTGCCGGCAGACGTCTCGATGGACGACCTACACGGCCACGTGAACGCTCTCTTCAATCAGATGGCCGTGCGCCCCGACACCACCAAACTCACTCTCGGAGAGCCCCACACGGAGGTGACGGGGAAGACGCTGCTCCAGGCCGCTCACAAGCTTCTCGGCGTCTCCCGCGGCACGCACAAGCCGGATGATCGAGATAGCTTGGCCTTCAAGGAGACCGCCAGTATCGAGGACTTCATTCCCGAGAAGATCATGCGAGCCGGGGCGCGCACCATTCGTGCCCGTCTTCGTCAGACGGTGGACTCGAAGCAGTCGGTCCGCGATGTGGTCTCAACGGACCTCTTCAACCGCCCTGTGAACGAGTTCTTCACCAAGGGTGGCTCAGTGGCGGAGCGGTCTGACCAGACCAACCCGATCCAGATGCTCTCGGCGCACCGTAAGACCACGCTGATGTCGAAGGACTTCGGCGGCATCAAGAGTGACAACTCACTCACTCAGGACATGCAGGCCATCAACCAGAGCCACTTCGGCTTCCTGGATCCGATGCACACCCCTGAGTCGGAACGAACCGGTGTCACCCTGCATCTTGCCTCCCACGTTCGGAAGAACGGGAAGGACATCGAGATTCCCGTCTACGACATGCAGACCGGGAAGCCTGCCTGGGTGAACGCCAACGAGTTCCACGGCAGTGTGGCCGTCCTGCCGGACCAGGTGAGGTGGGAGGATGGGAAGCCAAAGCCCATTGCTGCTTCGGTTCGTATGAAGAACGCAGGTGGGGACATCGTTGATAAGCCCTTCAAGGATGCTCGCTACGTCATGCCCTCCACGAAGGGGATGTGGAACTACACCTCCAACCTCATTCCTTTCCTGTCCACCAACAACGGCAACCGCATCATGATGTCGGACAAGCAGATGGAACAGGCCATCGGCTTGAAGCATCGAGAGGCTCCCCTGGTTCAGTCGAAGACCGACCACCCAGGCGACCCAGAGCACACCTTCGAGAAGTTCCTGGGGCACTTCATCGCCTCTCGTGCCCCGGCGGCGGGTAAGGTCTCAGCCATCAAGGGCGACGTCATCCACATCCACGGAGACGACGGCAAGAAGCATGAGGTCCACCTCTACAACAACTTCCCGCTCAACGATTCGAAGGGGATGCTCCACTCCACCTCCACGATCAAGGTCGGAGACAAGGTCCGCAAGGGGCAAGTGGTGGCGGACAACAACTTCACCAAGGATGGCAATCTGGCCGTTGGCACCAACCTTCGGGTGGGATACCTCCCGTACAAGGGCTACAACTTCGAGGACGGCATCGTCATCTCTGAGAGTGCAGCCGACAAGCTGACCTCCGAACACCTCTACAAGAAGATGGTCGAGATCGACCCAGACAACGACCACATCGGAAAGGCGAAGTACCAGGCGTGGGCTGTGACCGAGTCGCAGGCGATGCCCAAGGAGTTCCTCGACGCCCTCGAAGACAACGGCGTCGTGAAGGTCGGTACCAAGGTGAAGCCTGGGCAGGTGCTGGTTGCCGCCATCGGGAAGAACGACACCAAGAAGGCATCGCTCATGGCGGCCTATGGCAACAAGCGTGCCTTCAAGCCGGTGAAGAACAAGTCACTGGTCTGGGACGAAGACCACGAGGGTACCGTCACCAAGGTGGTGCACGACTCCCAGGGGCGTGGGGTTCGCGTCTACGTTCGCACGGAGGAGAAGGCCGTCGTTGGCGACAAGCTTGCCGGCCGTCATGGCAACAAGGGGATCATCACCCAGATCCTTCCCGACCACGAGATGCCCTTCACGAAGAATGAGAAGGGGGACAAGGACCCTCTCCACATCCTCCTCAACCCTTCTGGCGTCCCTACTCGTATCAACCCTGGGCAGATGCTGGAGACCGCAGCGGGGAAGATCGCCGAGAAGACCGGGAAGCCGTACATCGTCGACAACTTCGGAGATGCTCACTCCGACCACCGCACCAAGCTCGAGAACGAACTCAAGGCCCACGGCCTCTCCGACGAGGAGATGGTCTTCGACCCCAACGATGTGCGCCGGCCCTTGGGCTCGGTCATGGTGGGTCCTCAGTACGTCCTGAAGTTGAAGCACCAGGTCGAGAAGAAGCTCACGGCCCGAGGCGGAGGAACCAGCGTCACCGGGAAGCCCTTGGCCGTTGACTCCGACCAGCAGCCCAGTCAGGGGTCAGGGCTTGGAGGTGGTGGGCAGGGGTTCGGAGCCCTCGAGCTCTACTCCCTCCTCGGGCACAATGCTCGACACAACATCCGGGAGATGTCGACCTACAAGAGCGACAACCAGGACATGCTCTTCTGGAACATGATCCAGAACGGGCACGAGCCTCCTCCCCCGCAGGTTCCCTTCAGCTACAAGAAGTTCGAGGGGCTGCTGCGAGGGCTGGGCGTCAACGTGACCAAGGAGGGGACTTCCCTTCGCATCCATCCCATCACGAACAAGGAAGTGCTCCGCCTCACTGGCAACCGGGAACTCAAGGATGCGGCCAAGACTCTGCGCTCCAAGGACCTGAAGCCGGTGCCGGGTGGTCTCTTCGATGAACAGCTCACTGGCGGCCTCGATGGGGACAAGTGGTCCCACATCAAGCTCGACGAGCCGGTGCCCAACCCCGTCTTCTGTGGTGGTGGCAACAAGCCAGGACCTGTCCCGGTTCTTCTCAACCTCAAGATGAAGGAGTTCGAAGAGGTGATGGCAGGGAAGCGGGAGATCAATGGGCTCTCTGGTGGCAAGGCCATCGAGGCGGCCCTCAAGAAGGTCGACGTCAACAAGGAGGTCGACTCACTCAAGAGGGACCTTCCCAACCTGCGGGCTGATGAGCTCGACCGGGCCAACAAGCGGCTCAAGTACCTTCTCGCCCTGAAGGACTTGGGGCTGAAGCCACACGACGCCTACATGGTGCACTACGTTCCTGTGGTGCCGCCGAAGTTCCGTCCTGCCTCGGCGACCCCATCCGGTGACGTGAACTACTCTCCCCTCAACGGGCACTACAAGAACATCAGCCTCATCAACGAGCACCTCCGCAACTTCGATGCTGCTCACTTCGATGAGAAGCACAAGCAGCCTCTACGCACCCAACTCTGGGACGCCATGAAGGCGCTCCAGGCAGTTGGCGTACACCGCGAAGTCTACGACACGGACCAGAGCGGCAACCGGGCGCTGAAGGGCATCCTCGACATCATCGGCGGCAAGCCAGGGGAAGAGCAGCCGAAGGAAGGCTACTTCCAGTCCAAGCTGGTGAAGCGCCGGCAGAACCTCTCCATCCGCTCGACCATCGTGCCCGAGCCCAAGCTGGGCATCGACGAGGTGGGCATCCCCAAGAGCGCGGCGATGGAGATGTACAAGCCCTACGTCGTGGCTCAGCTCCAGAAGTGGAACTACCACCCACTGGCTGCGCAGGATGAGATCAAGAAGATGTCGTCCATGGCATTCAAGGCTCTGGAGAAGGTGGTCGAGGATCGTCCCCTCCTTCTGAAGCGGGACCCTGCTCTGCACAAGTTCTCGGTTATGGCTTTCAAGCCGAAGCTTGTGGAGGGGAAGGCCATCCAGATCCACCCACTGGTCTGTGGTGGCTTCAACGCCGACTTCGACGGCGACACCATGGGAGGCACCATCCCAATGTCCCGGGAGGCGGTGGAGGAGGCGAAGAAGCTCTTCCCTTCCAACAACCTCTTCAGCCCGACCAACTACGGGGCCATGTATCTGCCTGGCCACGAGGCTCTGCTCGGACTTCACCTGCTCTCGAAGTGGGGCAAGAAGTCGGGCAAGACCTACGACAGCGTGACTGCCTTGGAGAAGGCCGTAGGCGATGGGCATCTTGCTGTGACGGATGTGGTCTCTGTGAAGGGACTGAAGCAGCCAACCACTCTGGGGAGGATCCTTCTCGAGTCCCGGCTGCCGCGCGGCTTCGCGAAGAACCCAGAGGTGCTTCACGACCCGGCCTTCGAGTTCTCAAAGAAGTCTCTGCGTGGCATGGCTCCAGACATCGCCAACAAGCACCGGGAGCACTACGCCAAGACAGTGGATGCCCTGAAGGACCTCGGCAACGAGTGGTCCTACAAGATGGGCTTCTCCATCGGGCTCAAGGACCTGAAGACCTTGCCCGAACGAGATGCCATCATCCACAGGGCAGAGAAGAAGGTTCACGAGCTGAAGAGCACGGGGCAAGGGCACGACGACGATGTCGTGAAGATCTACCAGGGGGCCACGACGGAGATCGAAGACGCACAGAAGAAGCTGCACGGCGGGCCTCACCAAGGTGAGCACCGCCTCGCCCAGATGGTCTACTCAGGGGCTCGGGGTGACGCGGCTCAGCTTCGGCAGATGATCGCCGCCCCGATGCTCGTGGAGGACTCTTCTGGCAAGGTAGTGCCCTACCCGCTCAAGAGGTCCTTCGCGGAGGGCCTCGACATCGGGGACTTCTGGATGTACCAGCATGGCGCACGGAAGGGCATCATCCAGCGCAGCCGCGGCACTGCGGAGCCAGGAGCCATCACGAAGGACATCATCAACGCCTCCATGTCGACCCTCATCGTCTCGCCAGACTGCAAGACGAAGGAGGGGGTCCACATGCTCGTGACAGACCCCGACATCCACGATCGTTACCTTGCGGCGCCCTACAAGCTGAAGGATGGTTCCTCCATCAAGGCAGGGGAGCTCATCACGCCGGCAGTCCTCTCGAGGCTCAAGAACTCGAAGGTTGAGACGATCTCTGTCCGCAGCCCATTGAAGTGCGCCCACGGAGATGGCCTGTGCTCGAAGTGCTTTGGTCTCAACGAGTCCGGGCACCTGCACGACAACGGCACCAACATCGGCATCCTGGCCAGTCAGGCCATGGGAGAGCCGTCGGCCCAGCTCTCCATGAACGCCTTCCACACAGGCGGCGTGGCGAAGGGGGGTGGGGCGAAGTCCATCGACGCCATCACTCGTCTTCGCAACCTCCTCGAGATGCCCAAGCGGTTGCGCGACGAAGCGACCGTCTCCTTGGCTACGGGCAAGGTCACCGCCATCCGGAAAGATCCCGCCGGCGGCGCAGACGTGATGGTCACGAGCTACCACAACGACCAGCCGACCGAGGTGAAGCACTACGTGGCTCGACACCTCATCAACGATGACATCAAGGTCGGTACTCCGGTAAAGCGGGGCGACAAGCTCTCGAGCGGTTTCGTGAACCCCCACCGTCTCCTCGAGGCAACGAAGAGCATCCACGCCGTACAGAACTACTTGACCGACGAGCTCCACGACGGACTGTTCAAGGGCCTCGGGGTGCGGCGCAGGAACATCGAGGTGGCCGTCCGCAACATCACCAACCTGACGAAGGTGAAGGACCCAGGGCACTCCGAGTGGTTGCCGGGGGACATCCTGCCTCGCTCCCTCGTCGAAGAGCACAACCGAACCAGAGCCACAGGGGACATGCCGGTTCTGCATGAGCCAGTGCTCAAGGGCGTCGGTGAGATCCCACACCGCATTACCTCGGACTGGATGGCGCGTCTCAACTACCAGCGGTTGCACTCGACCGTTCAGAACGCGGCGGCCATGGCTCAGAAGTCCAACCTCCACGGGAGCCACCCCATCCCCGGCGTTGCCTACGGCGCGGAGTTCGGGAAGCCTCCTGCCGACGTCAAGTCCAAGAAGCCCCACGTGTACTAGGCCATGTCCCTCTTCCGACGGCAGCTCGAGGATGCGACCGTTCAACGGGCCAGAGTGCTCGACGTGAACGTCAACAACTACACCCTCGTCGTGCAGACCGAGCTGACCCAGAAGACCCTTCCCTGGGTCTCTTGGTCTTCTCCTTACATGCACGCCCACAACGGCGAGGGGATCTACTTCATGCCCGAGGTGGGGTCCATCTGCTGGCTCATGGAGCCGTCGGATGGAGGGATGCCCTTCGTGGTGGGGTGGGCATCCCTTCCCGACAAGAACCGGAGCCATCGCAACCGGCGACTCGACCTCAACCCAGGGGACATCTACTTGGGGACTCGGGACGAGAACCACATTCTCCTACGGCGCGGAGGGGTGGTGGAGATCGGTGCCACACCTCTCGCCCAGCGTCTCTTCCTCCCCATCGGCAACATGATCAAGGACCTCTGTGCCAACTACTCCCTCCAGACTTTGGGAGGGGCCCTGGAGTGGACCGTAGGTATCCCGGAAGACGCTACGGATGGCGACCGCCCCACCGTGTTCACCATCAACGCCAAAGAGAAGGCGAACGAAGCCGCACACGTAGCTACGGTCCAAATCGGTTCCCACGGGGACGGGGATCCTACTATCCTGAGTCTGGTTCTCCGCGCATCTGGTGAGACTGGCGCTACCGCCAACCTCACGGTGACGGGGAAGAAGACCGGGGACTTGGACCTGGACTCCAAGGGAGCCATCACCTGGAAGGTGACGGGAGATGTGAAGGTGGATGCTCAGAACATCACGCTCACCGCCAAGGAGAAGGCGGCCCTCGTCGGCACGCAGGTTGCCGAGATGACGGGCGGGCTGGTGAACATCACTTCGAAGTCCGGAGCTGTTGCCGTCTCTGCCGCCGGCGGCATGGTGGTCTCGACCTCTGGCGCAGGCCCAGCCCTCACCGCGGGGAAGGGTGCTACAGAGAAGGTGCTGCTGGCGACTCCCGCCTTCTTGGAGTGGCTCAAGACGCACACGCACACGGCGCAGGGGCCGACATCTCCTACATCTCCGCCAATCCTTCCCCCGCCGACCAAGTCTGCCAACAACCTGAAGGCATCGTAGAGAGGACGTCATGGACCTGTACCTCGACCAGACCCCGGAGAAGAAGGAAGAGGGCCACGAGAAGACGTCGGCCTTCGCCGCCCGCCTCTCCGAGTCACCGGAGAACTGGCCGCAGGAGCTGACGAGTGAGCTCTTCAAGCAGCTCCCGTACCTCTCCGACTACGACCTGAACGTGAACCTCGACCGCGCCGACTCCCAGCGCGGCTTCGCCTTCGGGTACGCCGATGTGACGAGCCGCACCGAGCGCCCCGACATCGAGCACGGCGACATGGGCATCCCCCACCTGCGGATCCCGGTCATCGGGATCGAGCGCCAGGTGAAGCCCTTCTCGGTCTTCCTCGATGGCGACGCCGTCTACCCCCTGACCGAGGAGCGGGTCCGCGAGACCCTCTTCAACCCCTCGACCTTCGACCTCTCGGCGACGGTGCCCCGCGACCCCAGCCTCATCGAGCCGCTCATGCCGCCGCAGCGCGCCAGCATGGGCCAGGGCGGTGAGTACAAGATGGCGTCGGCCAGGTCCTTGCTGCACGCCATCGCTCCCACCATCTCCGAGCGGGACGCCAAGGCCTTCGTCGAGAAGGTCGCCACCGACGCCACCCTTCGCTCTGGCTTCAAGCGCGCCGGCGTGGTCGAGGACCTGGTCGAGATCTTCGACAAGACCAAGCGCGCCTCCGCCAACGACCGCTTCGCCTACATCGCGGAGCAGATCCAGCCAACGGTGGTCACCCTCCAGAAGCTCCCCGGCGGGGAGTTCCTGGTGAAGCACGCCAACTTCGGGGCGGTGAACCCGGTCACCCTGCGCGGTGAGGCCGTGCCAGGAGAGGAGGCCGCAGAGGCCATCGGACCCGAGGCCGCGCAGGCCATGGTGCCCGGTCAGACCGCCACCATGACCGCCGAGCCCATCGAGCTCGAGGAGCCCTTCCAGCAGGTGGCGAAGCCCATCGAGACCTTCGGCGAGTACAAGGTGATGGACACCATGGAGAACCAGCTCATGGGCTGGGTCTTCCCCTACACCCTCGCCTGGGACGGCAACTTCACCAAGCAGCCGCTGGCCCTCTTCACCAACGGCTCTGCCTACGCGCTCCAGGATTCCATCGTGGGCGACATGGTGGGCAAGAGCACCAACCTGCCGGCAGAGACCAAGCCGGTGGGCGAGGGCGTCCTCTTCACCACCCAGGGCGGCAACGCCATCTGCACCCAGCCCATCACCATCCGCTCGGCCATGTCTGGGCCGGACGGGTCTCCTTCGCTGGTCGCTCTCGACATGATGGGCCAGCACATCCAGATCTCCTTCACGGACGGCCTCTCCCAGCCACAGCGCATCAGTGATGTGGAGTACGCCTTCCCGAAGACCTGGAACTTCATGCGCCTGAACAACCAGACCCAGCTCCAGGGCGGCGGACAGGACATGGGAGAAGACCCGGAGATGGTGGAGGGCCAGGGCGGTCAGAGCGATGGCGCTCCCAAGCCCCCGAAGAAGCCTGCCGCTGGCAAGCCTGGCGAGAAGAAGGACGCCAAGGGGGAGAAGAAGCCCGAGAAGAAGGAGGGCAAGCCAGCCGAGAAGAAGGAGAAGCCCACGGTGCAGGTGAACGTGGGTGAGGCGGCCAAGAAGGAGAAGACCTCTGCCACGCTCTTCTTCAACGGTGCCTTCCAGTTGGTGGGCGGCTGTGGTCTCGAGAAGCTGGCCACCGAGTTCCGCTACGACCTCTCTCCCGTCGATGCCGAGTGCATGCTCGGACTCCTCGGAGTGGATGGCCTCGTGGCCAAGGCCAAGGTGGCCGAGGCTCGCCGCAATGGCTCGGTGAAGCTGGCTGGCCTGAAGACCATCACCACCCTCGGTGAGCGGTACCAGGGAGCCACCAAGACCGCGGCTGCCCTGATGGCCGACATGCCGAACCTCCGGGTCGATCTCATCAAGGAGGCCTCGGAGCTCCAGGACCAGAGCTCGGTCAACAACGTGCTGGCTCTGAACTTCATCAACCCGGAGAACCTGTCGACCTTCATCGACTACATCCCGGAGCTCGAGCAGACCAGCGAGAAGCTCTCCGAGATGCTGCTCTTCTCCTACCTCGGCATGAACGAGCTGCCCGAGGGACCGATGGAGCGCAGCATCAAGAACATCGAGAACGTCATCGCCGGTCTGAAGAGCGTGGCGGAGACGGGCCCACGCGAGGACTGACCATGTACGCTTCGATGCGAGACGAGCTGGAGAAGATCGCCCTCTCCCCTGGGAAGATCAAGAGTGTCTACGAAGGTGCCGCAGCGGCCCTCAAGAACACTGCCGCTGGGGCCGAGCGCGGCACCAAGGCCTTCAGGATGCGGGGGAAGCTCAACGGGTGGCAGGAGCGCAGGTCGGCAGGGGTCGCGCAGAAGAGGATGAACCGTTCGACGGAGCTCACCAGGTCCCTGCCTCCCGAGCAGCGCAGCGCTCCGACCGGACCCGTCGGGGACCAGATCGCTCACCTGCAAGCGAAGACGAAGGCGCAGCAGAGTGGTCGGGACCTTCTTCGGGTCGTGTCCAGGTAAGGCCACATGCCCTCGAAACATCCCGCTGCGAACTTCATCAAGTACCTGATCATTCAGAACCCCACTCTCGCAGACGCCATGATCCAGAGGCGGCTGGAGGAGTGGGCCTTCCTGTCCGCGGATCCCACCCTGCTTCCCATCATGAGGGCGGAGATCCCTGCCCCGCCGGCGGGGTTCAACCCAGCCGACCGCACGCACCGGCCCAGCGTGCGGTACCTGCGCGAGCAGCAGGTCTACGAGATGTTCCACCCCAACGACGCGCTCAACCAGGCGCTCGATCTGCTCAGCTTCCCTGACCAGCGGCTGGTGGCAGAGCAGCTGCTGCTCTCCAGGCTCGACCTCAAGCTCACCTGCAAGCTGGTGAACGCCAAGCAGAACTGGCACCTGACGGAAGAGGGCCTCTCGATGTACCGGCACTACTTCTGGAACGTGCCGTCCATGACCTTCGATGAGTGGGGGCGCTTCCTCTTCAGCCGCACTTCCTACTACGAGAGGTACATGAGCCTGCTCACGGCGCCGCCGAAGCTGGCCTTCTACCACCTCCGAATCGACCAGCAGATCGACTCGAAGAAGATGATCGAAGACGTACAGCGCATCGCCCACGAGGCGCTCCTCGAGGTGAGGGAGAAGCCGGGCGTCCCCATCGACAAGGTGAAGAGCATCAACCTGCTGGGCAAGGTGGTCATCGAGGCACACAACGCCCTCGCCACCTCCGACATGGCCCTGAAGGACACCCTCAAGCAGTTCGAGCAGTGGCGCATGGAGCACCCGCAGATCACACCTCCCTCCTTGCTCAAGCTGGCGCCAGCAGGTAACTTCTCTGGCTCCGGACTTGAAGAGAAGAAGACAGACCTCAAGAACTAGGAGGCGTCATGGAGTGGATGGAGCGGAACGAAGCAACTGGGGCGACGGGCAAGAAGGACTCGAAGGACCTCGACGCGGAGAGGCTGGCGAGTCTTCCCATCATCACCAAGGAAGCGGACAAGGGGGCGATGCCCTTCGAGCCTGTGCGCTTCACTCCGGTGAGGAGCCCTGGCTGCTACGAGGCGCAGTTCGCCAAGAGGGACAGCGACGTCGTCCTTCACTTCTGGCCGCCGGGCTACAACCAGGCGAAGAGGGACGAGAAGCCGCTGCCACCCTTCAAGACGGGCTTCGAGCTGAAGCTGAAGTCGATCATGGTGGCGGAGTTCGGGATCGACAAGGTCGGCTTCCACAACGACCGCGACACCATGGGCGCCTGGTACGTCCAGGTGAAGGGCCTCGGCGAGAAGCAGTTCTACAGGGACCTCGTGAAGGTCGCCTGTGAGAAGCTGCACTACTCGCTCGGCGGGACCTGACAGGTAAGAAGCAAGGGGCGACCAGCGCCGCCCCTTGCTTCTTGCTACGCCTGCACGACTAGCAGCGCTTCTTCGTATCGGCGTCGACCGTTGGCGGAGCGATCCCGAACGAGATGGTCTGCCTCATCGAGGTGCTCGCCACCGGCTGGGGGCCGAGGATGCCGACGAGGTGGATCTCGTCGGCCTCCCACTTCTTCGCCATGGCCACGACCGTCTCGATGAGCGCCCGGAGCTCGGTCGGAGCGGGGCGTGCGGCGACGGGGAAGTCCGGGCTCGCCAACCGGTGGTTGAGCCTCTCGAACCGGATGCTGGCCGTGTCCCCCATCTTGAAGCGCTTCACCTTCTCCTTGGTGCTCATGAGGCGAGCCTTCTTGGGAGCCCGCTTGTAGGACTTCTTGTTGACGTGCTTGTGGGTCTTGCCCTCGATGATGACGGACACGAGACGCGGGAGGTTCCGCGCCTCCTTGTCGATGGTCACCTGATCGAAGTTGCTCATCTTGACGCCTGCGGCAGCGAGCTTGCGCATGCGGGTGAGGTGGCCAGGGTCGAGGTCCTTGGCCTCCTTGATGTTCTCTCGGATGTAGGGAACGTCGAGGAGCTTCTCCTTCGGGAGCTCGCCGAGCTTCTCCAGGATGGCCTGGTTCCGCTTGTGAGCGTTCGAGCTGAGTTCGTGGTTCATCTTCGTTCTCCTAGAGCGGGAAGCACTCGGTGAGGTGCGGGACCTTGGCCTGGCGCAGCTGGTACTGGAGCTGGACCACGTCGTTGGGGTTGAAGGGTCGGCTGAGCGGCCCGGCCTCGTTGCCCAACACGGCGTAGTGGATCTCCTTCGTCTCGAGGTACGGCGCGAGGTTCACCGGCCCGAGCAGGGGCTGGAAAGAGACGAACCGGTAGTTGGAAGGAACGGCCAGGAGGATGGGCAGTCGCGCATCGGCCATCTTCTGGTTCTCGACGCTGGTGCCTTCCCATGTGTTGGGGGGCGGCCACTGGATGGAGTGACCGAGCTCCTTCTCGATAGCCGCCTGAAGCGTGCCATCGGTGTAGAGCTTGAGCATGCGCTCCACCCGCTTGGTGAGGATCTGGTACTTGTTGCGCGGGTACCGGTAGAACGCGGCGTAGATCTTCGCGAGCTGAGCAAGCGAGACCGACGGGTGGAAGAGGTCGCTCATCGGCGCGACCCAGACCATCATGTTGACGATCTTGGCCAGCTCCTTGAGCCGCTCCTCTCGGAAGAGGATCTTCCCGGTGAACGTCGGGCCGTTCAGCTTGTGGAACCGCGTCAGGCCGACGTGCGCCTTCCCGCTCGGGCAGCGAGAGATCTTCCACGACGTGAGAGCGGCCCAGCAGAACCGGCAGCCTTCCGAGACGGCGGTGCAGCCAACGAGGACGTGGAGAGACAAGCTTCGCCACGATGAGTTGTTGTTGTTCTTATCTGCCATTCGATGCCTCCGTGAGGGTAGGGGTTGCAGGCAGGGAATGGTCCCTGCACAATCCCTTATCCCTACTACTGGGGGTGAATGGCTAAGAGGGAGGGGCCGCTGCCCCTCCCGCCTACGCCGCCCGGCTCTTGCCGAGCAGCGCCTGCTCCATCTCCTGCTGGGTCTTCAAGATCTCCTTCAGATGGTTGTCCATCTTGTCGATGCGCTGGTAGAGCGCGCCAATCTGGCAACGCATCATGTAGATCATCTTCATGAGGGGCCAGTTCAAGAAACCAGCTCTCATGTAGGAGGCACAATCCTCACATAGAGCGAGGGGCGCTTCCTTCGAGACCCAGTCGGCCTGTCCCAGCTCTACTGGAGCGTCGCAGAGGAGACAGGGCTGCACGCAGTTGTTCATGGCTTCCTTCCCATCACCTTCCGACAGTAGCGCCACCTGTGGAGGTACTTGTTAGGTTCTTCTTGTGAACAGGACAGGTGCCCTGGTTCCGATGCTCCCCCACACTCTGTGCAGAGCCCTTTCTTCTTACGTCTATCAAACGTCTTGTTCATGGAGACCTTCCCAGCCTAGACAGAACCTTTCGAACGTAGAGAAGCCTGTGGATCGAGCAGATGCCGTGTGTCTTGATCCCCTCCTCGTGCTCGTGAGTGCCGTACCCAAAGTTCCGAGCGAAGCCGTACTCGGGGAACTGCTTGCCGTAGTCCACCATCATCGTGTCTCGCAGGTGCTTGGCGATCATGCTGGCCGCCGAGACCTCGATGTGGTTCACATCGGCCTTGGGTTCGACGATCTGCTTGCCCCCGTACCTGCCAACGTGGTTGCTGCCGTCGACGATGAGGGTAGACGGCGGCACTCGAAGCTCTGCGAGTGCTCGGGCATAGCAGAGCTGGAGCGCCGGGCTGACCCCCAGGGAGTCGATCTCCCAGGGCCAGGCCCATCCCATTCCGATGTCCTCGCAGGCTGCGACGAGTAAGGGGTAGGCGGCGGAGCGTTGCTTCTCGGTGGTCTGCTTCGAGTCCTTGATCCCCGCAGGGAGCAGGCCTCGAGTGTTGTCGTTGAAGACGGCGACGACGGAGATGATGGGACCAGCCCAGCTCCCATAGCCGACTTCATCGTAGAAGCCCCCCGACGAATCGGGGGGCTTCCTCCTCTCTACGGGGCGACATACTTGAACACCTTTCCTTTGTACTGAGGTTTCTTCCCGTTGAGCACCATTCCCACCTTCACTTGGGTAGTACGTCGCCACCCGAAGAACTCTACGGCCTCCGTCTGAGACAGGAAGATCATCCCGGATCCGACCTCAACGAAGGGACGCCCTCCGTGCGCGGAGGACATGTTGCTCCTTGTCTTGTCTGTGTGCTTCCTACCCAGCTGAAGACGACGAAGTTCTGCTCGAGTCTCTGGTGTGTGGTCTGTGGGATGCTTCTTCTGGTAGGCACTGACCTTGAGACTGATCTTTTTCCTCTCTTCTGTGGAGAGGATGTAGCCATGCCTGCCCGGCCCGCCATCGGTTGCGTTGGTCAGCCTGGTCCCAGCCTCTTTGGCCTGTTTGATCATGCGCTGCTCCGCCGCGTAGAGGTCGTCGGCAGAGGCGCACGCCAGCAAGACTCGGAAGATGGGCTCTAGACCTTCGGCCAACAACGACTTGATCCACTGGGCTCTGTGGTTGCGAGGCGAGCGATTCAAGTAGCAGGGTTTGAGGTGGCCCTCTCTACGTCTTTCTGGGTTGATGGTCTTGCCGATGTACCGAAGCTCGTTGGTGCGGGGATCGAAGAGCCCGTACACCACGAAGCGTGGCAGGGCTCCTGGTGAGGGTTCTGTCATGTGTCCTCCAGACCTCTTATCCCTACGGCGCCGAGTTCCTTTCCTTGCCCAAACGCTGCTTCATCCCCACGTCGAAGCGCATGTCGAGCTCGGAGAAGGTGGGGCGGCCGACGATGATGCAGTCGTTCTTGGCTGCGTACATCATGGTGATGTTCCACGCCAACATCCTTGACTTCGGGGGCAGAGGAGACGCGAAGTGGATACGAATCGAGTACACGAGTGCGTTGACACTCTTGTGTGTCTCGAAGGATGCTGGCGTTCCAGAGGCTCTCCCAAGGGAGTCGGTCACGTTGGGGATCCAAGACAGGGATGGCGGTAGCACGACGACAGGGTAGCAGGGAGAGTGATGCAAGTCCTCAGTGCAGAAGAGTTCCTTAGAAACCACACCAGCAACGTGGTGATGGTCAACGGTGAGCCTGAGTACAAGGCCGAGTGGGACTTCGAGCCGGAGGTTCCTGAGGAGTACATAGACCAGGAGGAGCTCGCCAAGAGGCGAGCTGACCTCATCAACATCTCTCCCTCCCAGTTCACCGAGTTCGCCGTCCGCATTCCAGACAAGGAGAGCCAGAAGCACGTCAACTTCAGCTTCGCGGGGCGCGAGTACCTCCGCCTCCCCTACGATACGCCGGCCAGGCGCACCCTCTTCAAGTGCGGCCGCCAGGTGGAGAAGAGCACGCTGCTGGGCAACCGCACGCTCTCTTACTGCTGCGTCATCAACGCCTTCAACGTCCTCTACGTCTCACCCACCAACCAGCAGACCAAGACCTTCTCCAGAGACCGGCTCAAGGAGCCGATGGAGACGAGCGAAGTCCTGAAGAGCTGGACTACTACCAAGCTCTCGGACAACGTCTTCGAGAAGCAGTTCATCAACCGCTCGAAGGTCACGCTCCGCTACGCCTACCATCACGCCGATCGAGTCCGAGGCATCCCAGCGGACATGATCGAGATCGACGAGATCCAGGACATCAACACCGACAACATCCCCATCATCGAGGAGTGCGCGTCCCACTCGCCCTACAAGATCTTCACCTACTCAGGAACACCGAAGACCCTCGACAACGCCATCGAGAAGTACTGGAATGACTTCAGCACTCAGAACGAATGGGTGGTTCCCTGTGAGCGCCATGGAACTCCCGGCAACCCTTCAAGCTGGCACTGGAACATCCTTACGGAGGACAGCATCGGCAAGAAGGGTCTCGTCTGCGACAAGTGCAAAGAGATCATCAATCCGATGCACCCCATGTCGCAGTGGGCCTCGCTCTACCCGGAGATCCGCAGGCCAGCGCAGGACGGCGGCCTCGGTGATAAGGCCTTCGAGGGCTTCCGCATCCCGCAGCTGATGGTGCCTTGGCTGAAGTGGGATGACATTCTGGTGAAGTTCCAGACGTACCCGCGGGGTCGCTTCTACAACGAGGTGCTCGGTCTCTCCTACGACTCAGGCACTCGTCCCCTTACCCAGCAGGACGTCATCGACAACTGCATCCAGGGCTTCTACATGACGCCCCAGGTGCTGGCGAAGGTGAAGCATGACGCCTCCGGGACCTCGCCCATCTTCTGCGGGATTGACTGGGGAACCGGCGAAGGCACATACACCGTCCTCTCTCTCGGCACATACATCAACGGCTTCTTCACCATCTTCTACATCCACCGCTTCGAGGGGCAGGAGCTAGAGCCGCCTATCCAGCTGGGCATCGTGGAGGAGCTGATCAAGAACTGGCAGGTCGAGGTGGTGGGGGTCGACTACGGTGGCGGCTTCGATCGCAACGACCACCTCACCCGCAAGTTCGGGCAGGGGCGCATCTGGAAGTACCAGTACAGCCAGCCGGGCCAGAAGGTGAAGTGGGAGGATCCCCTCAAGAGGTTCCTCGTCCACCGCACCGAGGTGATGAGTGATGTGTTCAACGCCATCAAGCGGAGGAACGTCATCCGCTTCCCGGATTGGAGCCACTTCAAGGAGCCCTTCGGATCTGACCTGCTGAACATCTTCAGCGAGTACAACGAGCAGACCCGGCAGATCGAGTACAAGCACGCGCCCGACAGGACGGACGACTCCTTCCACTCCATCATGCTCTGCCTCTTGGTATCGATGCTTCGAGTCCCCAGGCACGATGTACTGAACCCGTCTGCCCGTACTGGCGTCTCTACTGAGATCGACTGATAGGTAAAAAGCTGGACCCCCGGGACAGAACCTCCCGGGGGTCCAACTTGCGTCGCAGCGTCGGAACTACTTCCCGAGGAGGCGGACCTTCGGGGTGCCGAGCCAGTCGGCCACGTACTCGTTGTACACCTTCCCGGCGGCGAAGAGCCCGCCGGTGATGACGGGGAAGTGCCACACCTTGATGTTCATGCCCCCGAACCGCCGGACGGCGTTGACGTAGGTGTCCTCGTGCTTGCCGGTCCGCATGATGTCGGCGCCCCGGACGTCACCGGCCCCGTAGAGGAGGTCGGCGACCGGCACGTAGGCCTCCTTGGGGAGCTCCCCGCGGAAGCGGGTGAAGAACGACTCGAGGGCCTTCTCCTCGGTGGCCGCCGCGCCGGCGGCTGGCGCGGCGGGCGGCTGGACGAGGTGCGGCTGGAACGGCGGGGTCGGGGTGGCGGTGGCGCCAGCGGCCTCCTCGGCGGTGGCGGCAGCGGCATCGAGCACGATGCCCTTCTTCGGGGTCTGCTTCATGTGGTTGTTCCTCTTCCGGAAGGAAGTGCACCCACGGGATTGTGGGCGACAGGGTATTTCTACCCAGCACTTTCCTTATGCCCCTGAGGGTGGGGGAATTGCTGTTACCGGGCGCTGAGGGCCCTACGGAGCTCGTCCTGGGGGGTATCCAGGGCTTGGAGAAGGGTCTGTGGGATGGTTCCCCTCCCCGACTCGATCCAGAAGAGGGAAGCAGTCCGTATCTTCTTTCTTCCCTGCTCCATCTTCGCAGCCAAGGACTGAAGAGATAGGTCGTCCTTCACCTTCTTGGGAGAGAGGGAACTCGACATCTTGTTCACGAGGTCAAAGAGAGGCTTCCAGGGCTGCGCGCTGCTCGTGACTGCTGCGAGTTGCTCGATGGTGGTTTCGTCCACCTGATTGAAGATGCCTGCCCAGGACTCCAGCTCCTTGAGCTGGTACTTCTGGAGTGCGAGGTAGTCAACCACCGCACGTTGGAGTCCTGCTGCTTCTTTTTCTCCCATCCGCAGAGGCTTCTCCTGAATGCCCATGGACTCCCACATGGCCTTCATCGTTCGCAGCTCTTCTTCGAGTTGCGTTACGCGCCTGTTCAGTTGGAAGATGGTGCGACGGTTCACAACCGGAAAGTCCGTTCCAAGTTCCTCAGCCAGCTGTTCCACATCTTCGGGACGTACGAGGATCTTCCGATTACGAATTGCTTCCTTCTTGAGGAAGCCCTTCTTGAGGTAGTTATTGACCGAACGCTTCGAGCAGCCAAGACGACTGGCGACCTCGGGGATGGTCATGAGCTGGGTGAAAGTGCTTCCCAAGTGGCGACCCTCCATCTACGCTGAATCCGGAGCATACCTCATGCGAGACGATCTGACGACGTACCTCATCAGCGACCGGAAGCATCGGCCGTCCCTCTCCCCCGAGGCTCTCGAGCTGATGGGGAAGCAGGCGGCCAACCGGTTCCTCGACGAGGGCCTCTCCCTGAACGAGGAGATCGCCAAGCTTGCGAGCGAGCACGGCGACATCAACCCGGACCAGGTGCGCCGGGTGGTGGAGTTCGCCAACAAGGCGACCTACCTCGGCCTGCACGAGAAGGCCAAGACTGCCGGCGCGAAGGAGAGCTACCCGCAGTTCGCTCTCGCCGACTCGAAGGTCATCCTCGGTACCCTGGAGGAGGAGGCCAGCCCACTCCGTATCCCCGCGGTCAACACCGACTACAGCTCGAGCGTCGAGAAGCGGGCGTCCATCGAGGGCATCACCGCCGACAACCTCCTCTTCGACCTGTTCCGGGTGCAGAAGACCGCCGAGGTCGCCCACACTACCGAGTCGGTGGTGAACGACATCATCAGCGTCAAGGAAGACCTGACCTCCCTGCGTGACCACCTGACCCACACCGCGTCGACGCTCGACACGCTGTGGAAGGAGGCGCAGGAAGACTACTACGATCATGTGCGCCGCCACCTGCTGAACGGTGGCTCCTTCATGGACGTCGTGGCCTCTTCTCGCATCCCAGGGGTCGATCAGGAGAAGATCGCCTCTGCCCTCCAGCCCTTCGTGGTTCGGCTCCTTCAGGACAAGGTGGCCGAGGCTGCCACCATGCGGGAGCAGGCGAAGGGCTTCGAGAAGGTGGCTCACCGCATCCTCAACGAGCAGCACCCACTCGTGACGACCTTCCGCGCCTACGTCTCGCTCGATCAGGAGATCCAGAAGGTGGCGACGGGTCTGAAGGACGTCGAGGTGGAACTCGGCAGGGTGAACGACTTCATCAAGGAGAAGTTCTGTGGCGGCGCAGCGGCTCGCTAAGCTGGCGGCCATCTCCCGCCAGATCACCTCTGGGGTGGAGAAGAAGGCGTTCGTCAGCGCGGCACTTCGGCTGGGTGGCAAGGCCGCCGGTCTTGGCCTGAAGATGCTCGACAAGTACCCAAAGGCATCTCTCAGCACTCTCGCCGCCACGGGCCTCGGCGCCGTTGCGACCAAGGGGGCCTACCGGCAAAACAAGGCCGGCTTCGACCCTGAAGTTCAGAAGGCCATGCTTGGGAACACCCCTGTTCCCCCAGGAGTCTCGTGATGCTGACCAAGGAAGCGCTCGTCAAGCACGTCGGCGAAGTCGCCCCGGAGGTGATGCAGAAGATCGCCGCGGTGTTGGTTCAGATCGAGCAGGAGAACCCTGGAGACGAGTCCTGGGCGGCTCGCGAGCTGGATGAGATCGCACAGCACACCATCAACAAGGTGGCGGAGATCGGTGCCCTGGGAAGGTGGGGCATCGCCGTTGGAACAGGAGTGGCAGCCGGCATCGCCAACGACCTCGCTGGCGACCTCTACTCCTCGGTGAAGAGGGGCCTCTCGAAGAGCCGCAACCTCAAGGCCATCATCGCCGCCAACCCGGACCTGAAGACCTTCGACAAGACCAGGCTCCAACAGTCCTTCGATGCCATCCACCGCTACGCTCCGGAGATGACGGCTGACCCCCTGGTGGGCGGTGCCCTCTTGAAGAGCGTGGCCGATGTCTCGGGCAACGAGGGCGTGGCCATCAAGAACATCATCGACATGCGGAAGAACGTGGTCACCCCGTTCCGCCCTGGCGAGGTCATGAAGTTCGACAGCCCCAAGCCGGAGAAGGTGAAGAGCCCGGAGGAGATGGGGCGTGAGTCCCGCCTTCGTGGGGTGAACGATCTCCTCAAGAGCCATCTCAACGAGATCGAGAACAGCAAGGACTCGACCAAGATGAAGCTCCGTCGTGAGCGCGCCGTCTACAAGACCTTCGACAAGAAGATCGACGACATCGTCACGTCCAACAAGCTCGCCCCCAAGAAGTAGATGATCAAGCAGTCCATGTTCCTCGGCAAGTCCGAGCAGGGCATCTTCGCCCAGGGCCTCTTCAGCGGGGCGATGGAGAAGACTGCCGGGGTTCCTGGGCCTGCATGGGAGACGGCACAGCCGATCAAGAAGCTCATCAAGAAGCTGACGCCTGAGGACAGGAAGAAGAACTGCTACGTCCTCGTGACAGCTCTCGGTGCCGGCGAGTACTACGGCTCCAACGTCAATGCCGACTTCTTCCCCTGGGATGCCCTGACGCACCCTGGGAAGGAGTATGGCTACGAGACCTTCCTCGACTCCCACGCCTTCGCACACCATGCGAACAAGGACCCCGAGCGAGCGTTCGGGGTCCCTGTCGTCTCGGCCCTCAACCCTCGCATGAAGAAGGTCGAGCTGGTCATCAAGCTCGACCGCGAGAAGGCCAAGATGGAAGGCGCGGACCACATCATCCAGCGCATCGACTCGGGTGACTTCCCTGACGTCTCGATGGGCTGCAAGGTCCCCTTCGACGTCTGCTCCATCTGTGGCAACCACTCGAAGACGCGAGTGGACTACTGCGAGCACATGCGCCCCGGCCCAGAGAAGAAGGGCATCTGGGGCCCCAACAAGATCCTCGAAGACGGACGGCAGATCTGCGTCTACAACACCCTCCCCAGGTTCTTCGACATCTCGTTCGTCTTCATCGGTGCCGACAAGATCGCCAAGGCCATGGCGAAGCTGGCGTCTCGGGGGAGCCATGTCTGTCTTGGTCAAGTGTGCGCGGTACCTGCTCGAGCAGGAGAAGCTGACGCCGGGCCTGACCTCTACTCAGCAACTGGCGATCGTCTCGACCTTGGACAGATTCGCAAGCAAGCTTCTGATGGGGAGACTGGGCGCCGTGGGCCGTGCGGACGATGCTGCAACTCCTGTGACGAGCAGTCTTCCTGCGAGCTCGACAAGCTGGCTTCCGCCTTTGGAGTGAAGGAGGCCGAGAAGAAGATCTCCTCCATCGTGAAGAAGATCCCCTCGGACAACTTCACAGCGCGAAAGCTGCCGGAGATCGAGGCCAAGGAGAAGGACTTCCCCAAGGAGGTCTTGGACGCTCTGGCGGAGTACCCACTCACCAACAGCACAGGGGCCACCACCGCGGCAGGCATCATCCTCAAGCCCCATGAGTTCCAGCGCATCGTCCTGGTCCGGATGGGAGAGGTCCCGATGGCCGACGCGCTGGACGCCAAGAAGCAGGTGTTCAGGCCATCGGAAGAGTTCGATGACAGCGTCGACCCCGCCATGCCTGCCATCAGGGAGGCTCTCTCGATCGTTCTTCCCTACCTCATGGACCGGAGTGCGTTCTCTCCGGCCCTCTCTCCTCGGCTGATGAAGCTGGCGAACTCGTCGGAAGAGCGAAAGAAACTCTTCCCACACAGGACGCCAATCGGCCATCCTATGCTCGACAAGGTCAGCGCGGCGTACAATGGCTACCGCCGCAACATCTTGATGAAGCTGTCGCAGGTGAGAGAGGCAGTACAGAGTGACTCGCAGTTGAGGTCGCACTTCTTCGGAGACGAACTGGTTACGATGTTCAGCAAGACTTCCAGCCCTTCCTCGATCATCGACCACGACACGGTCGCATACGTCATGAGCGCTCATCTCTCGAATCGCAGCCTGCTGACCACCACCCGGGGCAATGGTGCTTCCGCGGTGGCCGTACCGTGGCTCCCTGAGGAGCTGTCGGCCTAGAGGCGCGCGAGCCCCTCGTAGACGGCCCACACTGATCGCCGAAGTTCAACGACTCGAAGGAGAAGAACAACATGGACAAGACGCTCGCAGAGATCTACGGGACCAATCAGTCGGACGACGACCAGGAGAAGCTCGCCGCGGCTGCCGCCGCCGAGGAGCTGACCGAGGACGGCGCCATCGACCTCGAGGGCATGACCGAGGAGGACCTGGAGGCCGTCGCCGCCGAGGTGCTCGAGGCCAGCTCGGACGAGGAGGAGACCGAGGAGGTCGAGGAGCCCGCCGAGGAGGCCGAGAAGACCGCCGAGGAGGCCACCGAGGAGGCCGACGAGGAGATGCAGGAGAAGGTCGCCGAGGCCGACCAGATGGGCCGCATCATGGCGCACGCCTACGTCCAGGAGCTGCGCGCGATCGAGAAGACCGCCAAGTTCGACCCGGCGGACCTCAAGAAGGTCCCCTTCAAGCACAAGATCACCGGCGCGGCCCGCGCGGCCGGCAAGTGGGTCGCCGGCAAGGCCGGCGAGGCGAAGAAGGGCGGCAAGCGGTACGGTGAGCTGATGGCCGGCGGGCAGAAGGAGCTGGTCAGCGGCAAGCGCCCGGGCAACGCCCTCAAGGTGCACGCCAAGGGCAGCGCCCACCGCTCCGAGCAGCTGAAGTCGCTCGGCGCTCGTGCCGGCACCGCGGCTGGCGCCGGCGCCGGCGCGGCCGGCGCGGTCGGCGCCAAGAAGGCCTTCGGCAAGAAGGAGAAGAAGGCCTCCGCCTTCGAGACCCTGGCCGAGCAGCGCGCCCAGGAGATCCTGGCCGCCAACGGGGTCACCGAGCAGCCGGAGACCGAGACCACGAAGTACGACGTCCTCGCCGACGCCGTCGAGCAGCGCGCCACGGAGATGCTGACCGAGGCCGGCTACGAGTTCGAGGCCGCCGAGGAGTAACACCTTCGCTCAGAGCGGGGGCCTCCGGGCCCCCGCTTCTGGGCAACTAGGTTCTCATGCCAGCTTGGATCCACGACAGAGCGGATCACATCAGGCGGAAGAACCCAGGGATGCCGAAGAGTGAGTCCTTCGCCATCGCAACGCAGCAGGCTCACGCAGCAGGGAAGTCGCCGAAGGGGTACGGTACGGTGGCTGGACGTAGAGAGGCGAAGCAGAAGTACGACGAACCGAAGAGGGAGTACGTGCAGACAGCAAACCCCAGCCACAAGCCCAAGACAGCAAGCAGCTTGGTTTTGTGGAAGGGATTCGCCGACGAGCTCTCGAAGATCGCCATGACGACACCAGGACACATCACAGCCATGGCCCGACCCAAGCCCATAAAGATGGGGCGAACCTCCATGCCCCGTGACACGCCGCCGCCGACTCCGATGACAGACGCACTCTCGAGCACCAAGATCACACCCCCGCCGCCCGTGACGGCAGGCTGAAGGAGAAGAAGATGCACACCAAGCTGGCAGGCCGGCTTCCGCTCCAGGAGATGATCGCACAGCACATCGAGTCCGCTCGAGTGAAGCTGGCGGCTGCCGAGGGGAAGGAAGAGAAGAAGAAGGACGAGAAGGACGAGAAGAAGGTCGAGAAGCTCGTGAAGTACGAGAAGCGCGAGCACGGCGGCAAGATCCCGTCCGAGAAGGAAGAGGAGGCCGAGAAGTCTGCCTCCATCGACCCCTTCGACCCCGACTCCATCGAGAAGCTGGCTTCTGCCCTGGACATCGTGGCGGAGAAGCTCGCCGGCGACTCCATCGAGCTCGGCGCCGAGAAGAAGCAGGGTGGCGAGGTCCTGCCGACCCAGACGCCGACCTCCGGCAAGCAGCCCTACACCGGGGCCAAGGCCAAGACCCAGATCCCGCAGAGCACCCCCGAGAAGAAGACCTCGGACGCAGGCCCTGCCGCCACCGCCGTCGAGACGAACGACAAGCGCGCCCCGGGCGGGACGGGTGCCAAGTACCCGGCCAAGGGCGTCCTCAAGACCGCCGGCCAGACGGTGCTCGAGATGATCCAGGCCAAGAGGGCCGAGGCTGCCGGCGAGGCCGTGCTGGTCCCGGAGAAGACCGCCGGCGCCATCGACTACGTCCTCGAGAAGATCAAGGCCGCCGAGTTCATCGGTGGCGGCACGACCCTCGACAGCGCCGCGGAGAAGGGCCCGAAGCCGCCCTCGAATCCCGGCCGCCAGCTCATCGCCACCAACGCTTCGCCGGCCAAGGCCACGAAGCGCGAGGCCAAGGCTCCCCGCAAGCCGGAGCTGGCCCAGGTGCTGAAGGAGCCGGCCCTCACCTCTTCGACCGACAACACGGTCAACCAGAACCTGCGGAACGCCTCCAAGGGTGGCGTGAAGATCGCAGCGGCGAAGGCCTACCTGCGGAAGATCGCAGAGGAGGGCTGCAAGTGTGACGGTGGGGGTTCCTGCCGGCACTGCAAGCTCGCCATGGCCGTCGAGGCCAAGAAGGCCTCGTAGTACCTCGAGCGGAGCAAGGAGAACGTCATGCGGAAGCTGAGCAACGTCGATGTCGGTCAGATGATGAAGCTGGCCGCCACCAACCTCCGGGCCCTCTCGGAGGAGAACCAGGGGCTTCGTGAGAAGGTCGCGGAGTTCGAGAAGAAGGAGCAGGCCGAGACCATCGCTCACCTGATGGAGGAAAAGGGCCTCGAGCCCGAAGCCTCCTTCCAGGAGAAGGTGGCTGGTCTGCTCAAGCGGGACGACCTCGAGGTCGTCAAGCAGGCCGTTGGCCTGTCGGCACCCCAGATGAAGCTCGCCTCGGTCCATGATGATGGGACCATCGAGGTCGAGGGTGGGGCGCATGACGAGGACGGCGGTTCCGCGGCGGCAGGCTTCGCCGCGGCCCTGGCCTCCGCCTAGCAGTTCAACCAGTACTCAACGCCACCCTTCAAGGAATAGGAGACGACAACCATGGCCGGACCGAACTTCGAGCTCATCACCGAGCTCCAGACCCTGACCCGCCGCGACTTCACCGTCGCGGATTCCACCATCCTCAGCCCAGTGGCACCCCTCCCTCTCGTCGACGGCGAGTGGCTCGAGCTGAACTCGAGCTACCAGCTGGCGCGCGGAGCCACGGGCGTCGCCACCAGCATGCTCACCTTCCCGGTGCACACCGAGCGCGGTCGGTACGACACGCAGGCCATCGGCAAGGTCAACGTGCTGATGCTCGGCATGTACGAGGCCGAGACCCAGGTCATGCTGTCGTCGGGCATCGTGCTCGGCGAGGGCCTGATCGTGAACAACCTCAGCTCGGGGGCTCACATCGGCCGCCGCGGCATCGTCGAGCAGGGCTCCTCCACCGGAGGTCAGCTGGTCGTGGGGTACGCGACCAAGCTGCCTTCCACCAACGGCGGGAAGCTCCGCTTCGTCCACTTCGGGAACGCGCTCGTGTAGTAGGGCGCCCTACAAGGAAAAGGAGACAAGACCATGAGCGCCACTGCCGTCCCAGCCAAGGTCCTCAACGACCTCTTCTTCGAGAAGATCGGGTCCACCGAGGGCAAGGACAAGATCGCCGAGTTCGGAGGCACGTACATCCGCGACCGCCTCCGTGAGGTCAGCTTCGCCCGCAAGATCATCCCGCCGACCCCCGTCCAGCGCAGCGAGCTCCAGCGCTCGGTGAACCACGACACGCTCGTCAAGATCGTGGACATCGAGCCGAACTCGAAGGCGATGAGCCTGACCTTCCGCGGTCAGCCCACCGCCCGCTTCATCCGCGCCCCGCGCTTCGAGATCCCCTTCTTCACCATCTCCTCGGAGAAGTTCGAGAAGACGGAGCAGGAGCTCCTGGCGTACGAGATGCCCATCACCAAGATCATCGAGGAGAACTCGGTGAAGGACATCCAGGCCATCGAGGACCGCCAGTTCCTCATCTACGTCGAGGCCTGCGTCCAGGCGGCGCAGCTCGCCATCAACGGCGGCTCCGCCGTCGGCTTCCGCACCGGTTCCGGCGCGGCGACCTACAACGCCCTGCTCAAGGCGTCGGTGATCAAGGGTGCCGGCGCCGTCACCGAGAACGCCGTGACCTTCACCACGACCGCTCTCCAGAAGAACGACTTCGTCAAGCTGAAGCAGCTCCTGCACCGGAAGTTCCTCCGGGCGGAGCGGCTCCTGATGACGGAGCCGGAGTACGACACCCTCTCGACCTGGACCATGACCGAGGTCTGGAACATCGCTGCCGAGACGGCGACCGAGGGCTGGAAGAGCAACACCGTGGTGGGCCTGAAGATCATCCGGACCATCAAGACCAACATCCTCCGCGAGGGCAACGTCTACTGCTTCACCGCCCCCGAGTTCTTCGGCCGGTTCTACATCCTGAACCAGACGAAGTTCTACATCGACAAGATCGCCAACCTCATCACCTGGCAGTCGTGGGAGGACATCGGCATGGGCTTCGGCAACGTGGCCGCCGTCGTCAAGCTCGAGCTGTACGGCGGGTCGGTGACCCCCGGCCAGACGGACTCCAACTACGCCAACGTCCTGCCGATGGACGAGGACCAGCTGAACCCGGTCAACAACCTGGCCGACGCCGGGACGACGTATCCCCAGGTCGACCAATTTTGACAGGCGGCTAGCTCTCTGCTAGATTAGAAGCTCCTGGGTCCGCCCAGGAGCTTCTTCTCTTTCAGGGAGCCCGCATGAAGTGCAACGGTAGGACCTGCAACAACGAAGCTCTTTCCGGAGCGAAGGCATGTCAGCGATGCCGCGACTGGCGTCGAAAGTGGAAGAAGAAGTACCGAGAAGAGCGGCCCGCATCTTCCACTAAGAAGAGGGGTGAGAAGAAGTGCAGCAGGTCCGACTGCCAGAATGTTGCAGATGAGGGCTATCGTAGATGCAAGCGGTGCCGTGACCAGCAGAAGGAGTACGAGGACAGTGTTCGCCCTCAGTTGCGGGAGAGACACAACAAGCACTACCAGCAGGTGAAGGGGGAGACCTTCGCGCACTACGGCGGCCCGAAGTGCAAGTGCTGTGGGGAAGAGCACATCGAGTTCCTCAGCATCGACCACATCGAGGGAGATGGTGCTTCGCACCGAGCCACCACCAACGGGAGCGCCAGGAATGGGAAGAACCTCTACTACTGGCTCAAGAAGAACGGCTTCCCTCCCGGCTTCAGAGTTCTCTGCATGAACTGCAACTTCTCCCTTGGTCATCACGGATACTGCCCGCACGGAGACCTGAAACAGGTCTGCCGAGCTGGCCGTCCAAGAACGGTTCCCACACCCGCCGCTGTGGGGTAGCGTAGATTCGACCTTCCAGACACAAGGAGCCCTCATGGCCTACATCATTCGCCCTGCCTACGTCAGTGGTCCCCCGAGCGACGCCCAGCGCACCCACTCGAAGTTCACGGAGGAGCCCGTCATCGGCGCCTTCCACGTGAGGCGCGGCTCCTTCCTCACGCTGGAGGACGACCAGTACGAGTCCTCCATCCAGGAGATCAAGACCCTCCTCGAGGCCGAAGCCATCACCGTGGAGAGGGTGGGCGAGCCGGCTCCCATCGACATCGAGGCCGAGAACAAGAAGATCGCTGAGCAGCACAAGGCTGACGCCAAGCGTGAGGCTGCCGCCAGGGCTGAGGCCGCCAAGCAGAAGGAGAAGGACGAGGCCTTCGCTGCCCAGGCCCCCGAGGCCGAGCCGGCTCAGGAAGAGACCTTCCAGGAGTCCGGGGCCGCCCCACAGGAGTTCGACGCCCCGACCCCCGCCAGCAAGAGGAAGGGTCGGAAGTAGCCATGAGGGTCTACAACCTCACGAGTGATCCACTCGCCTTCCGCAGCAAGGTCATCCCGGCCAATGGCGGGAGCGTCGAGGTCCTAGAGCTCGACCTCTTTATCCCGGCCCGGGAGAAGGCCCTGTCACAGGCTGGCGTCATCTCCTTCGGATCTCTGCCCAGCACCTGGCGCCCGAAGGTCGTCCCACCTCCCAAGATGACAAAGGCGGCTCCCAAGCCGGCGGCCAAGCCGGTCGAGGAGAAGGTCTTCGCCGAGCCGGCAGTGGCGGCGGTCACGGAAGAGGAGAAGAAGCCGGAGCCGCAGTACCAGTCCACCGCGGAGAAGTTCAAGAGGCGGGGGTAGTCCGTGGCGATCACTGACGGGATTGACCCAGCACGACGCCCAGCAGAAGCCTCGACTGAGTTCGCGGATCTTCCTGCCGCGCAGATCAACCTCGAGAACTTCATCCAGCTGGTGCGGTCCTACATGCGGGACTACCCGGAGCTCAACCGGCTCATCGCCGGCGAGGAGAGCTCCAACCGTCAGATCGCCTGGGCCATCCTTGATGCCCTCGACGACTTCAACACCACCCCTCCCTTCACCCGCTTCGGTCTGAACGACTACCCCTCTCGGTCCCTCCTGCTGAGAGGCGTGGTCTGCACTCTGCTTGAGTCCATCGGACTCCTCCAGACGCGCAACCACCTCCAGTTCTCCGACGGCGGCATCACCGTCGGCGTGAACGACAAGACGCCATTCCTCCAAGCCTGGATCCAGCTCTTCCGGAACAGCTACGAGGACAAGAAGATGAAGATCAAGGTCGCCTACAACATCGAGTCGGCCTGGGGTGGCGGCATCCATTCCGAGTACCGCTTCATCAACAACTTCTACGGGGACTGGTGATGGCCAAGATCGCATCGGAGCAGCTCATGCACGGTGGGAAGGGCGACAAGAAGAAGCCCAGCGACTTCCCGTCCAAGTCCCTGAAGCAGGGCCGCAAGGTGGAGCGAGAGCACACCGACAACCCCCGTCTCGCCACCGAGATCGCCACGGACCACCTCACGGAGGACCCGATGTACTACAACAAGCTGAAGCTCATCGAGAAGAAGGCGTTCATCGACGAGCTCATGAAGATCGCCGCGGCGTTCAGGGGGTCATATCTGAAGAACCCGTTGGCCAGGGGCATCGCCAACGCGCATGGTGCCGGCATCGACGCCCTGGGCGGTATCAAGAACCTCCGCAAGGCACAAGCTGGTGCCAAGGCCGGAGCCGGTCTGACTCAGGCCGCCGCCGCTGCCTCCACGCCCATCCAGCCCGTCGCTCGGGCCGTCGCTCGTCCCCAGTAGGAGAACCACATGATCGTCAAGTCCTTTGCCAACCTGAACGACCTCGCGCTCTACATCACCGCGCAGGCGATCACCGTCGCCAAGACCGCCGCCATCTACTTCGATGCGGCCAGCGGCCATCACGTCATCGTCCACGCTCCGTAGTTCCCACACCTCTTCCTACCCAGTAGGCTGGGAGCCATGAACGCTGTGATGATGCGCGCCTTCAGGGATGAGCTCAGCAAGATCGCCGCCGTCGGTGGTCTTGCTGGAATGGATCCTGTTCGAGCTGGGGCCGGCATCGGAGCTCTGGCTGCCTTCGGCCTCCAGTACATGGCCAACAAGGCCCCCAAGGGCGGCAAGTCGGTGCAGCAAAAGATCTTCGAGAAGAAGGAGCAGGAGATCAACTACGACGCGAAGGTCTCCAAGAAGGAAGGGAAGAAGCCCTCCTTCTACGGCAAGGTGCAGAAGATCACCGCCAAGCCGATGTCGCAGCTCGCCACACTCGCCACCAAGCACCCAGTCCAGGCCGCCATTCCAGCAGCCATTCTCGGCGCCAATGCCGGCGCCATCGTCGCCAAGCACCTGTTCAAGTAGGAGAAGACCATGACCCCAGAGATGCAGCTGGCCCAGGCCCTCGGTGGCGCTCCCGACTCGACGAAGGAGAAGCTCGCCGAGGCCTTCGATGAGATGTCCGTCGAGGGTCTCGAGGGCATCCTGAAGACCGCGCTCTCCGCCAAGACCATCGGCACTGCCTTCGGGAAGCGGGTGAAGCAGGTCGCGGAGGCGCAGAGCCCCGCCACCAAGAGCGCGCTGAGGAGCGGTGGTCTGAAGGAGTGGAAGGCAGGCAAGGACGTCGGCAAGCAGGTAGCAAACGCCCATCCTCAGTACGCTTCCTGGGGAGATCGCAACCCGGTCCGCAGACTTGCGGCATCGTTCCATGCGGGAGGCGAGATAGCGAAGGGTGCTTCCGTCTCCAACACCGCCGCGCTCGTCGCCGACGGCGTCGGCCGGCTGATGGCCAAGCAGGCCACTCTTCTCGGCGCCGGCCTTCGCATGGCCACTCGTACTCCGATGGCGACTCGCGCCATGGTGGGTGCGGGTGTGGGCGCTGCCGGCGGTGCGGTGAAGCACATGACCTCCAACAACCCCAACTCCACGCTCGGTGGCAGCATGCTCGGTGGTGCGGCTCTCGGTGCCGGCGCCGGAGCGGCCGCCAAGGCTGGCGCCAAGGCGCTCCTCGGCAGCGGTCGCAAGATGGTGAACGGGGTGGCCGCGACGGGAGCGGGTCGTTTCCAGACCACCGGCGCCGGGGCCTATGCCCGCAAGGCGCTGGGCGAGGCCAACAAGTCGGCCACCACGGCCGCCACCAAGGCCGGCACCACCGGCCGGCAACTCGCCCTGAAGCCGCCGGTCGCGGCCACTCCCTAGCCGAGGCTGTCATGAGAGGTAGCACGTGGCCACTCGCCTCCCTCTCGACGCCAACGTCGTAGGCTACTGGGGCTTCGACGAGGCAAACGAGACCGACTACGGCATCGATGAGAGCAGCTACGGTCGGAACCTGACGATCGTATCTGCCCCCTCTGTTCTCCCTTCTCGCGTCAACAACGGTCGGCAGTTCAACGGCTCCAGCACCAATGCGTACCCAGACTCCCCCGCGCCCTTCCGGCTGGTGGGGGACATGACCATTGTCGTCTGGCCCATCCTCGACCAGGTGAACAGCTCGGGCTCCCTCCTGCGCTGTCTGCTCGAGTGCTCGAGCGCCACGGACAACATCCTCTACTCGCTCTACGTCTCGAGCGGCGGCGAGATCATCTATCGGCACGAGTACGGCGCCAAGCTTGTGGTGGAGTTCAAGACGGCAGCAGGAACGGTGAGAGCCGGTCGCTACTATTCGGTTGCTCTACAAAGGGCAGCCAACATCCTCTGCCTCTTCCTCGACAACAAGCTCTGTGCCTGGGCTTCTTGCACGGTGAACGGCGTTTCGCAGTCTCCGCTGCTGGCCGTGCAGGCCCCGGACGGCGGGCCGACGGCGCTCTTGAAGGTGGGCAAGAGCGACCGCCTCGTCGACAACGGCTGGTGGCAGGGGATGGTGGATGAGCTCTCCATTCACGACGTGGCGAGGTCGTACAACCCCTACCTCCGCTCCATCTACTTCCGCCTCACCCTCTACTCGAACTTCTTCCGCCTCACTGCCTACAACAACGTGAAGAGCGTGGGCGCCGCGGAGATGGGTGGCGGCTCGAGGTGGTGGACCTACGAGCGTGATGGCTCTCTCTACGCGGTGCGAGAGAATACTCTTGGCCTCTTCAGCCCGGAGGTGCAGATCACCTCGGGTGGTCCGGCCGCCACTGGAGCGATCAACCCAGGTGGGACGGAGAAGCCAGAGCTTATCTACGACGCGGCGACAGACAGTTTGGTCGTGGCCTTCCTCTCGTCTGGTAAGGTCTACAAGATGACCGCCGGCGTTGGAGACGTACCAACCACTCAGACAATGCCCTACCTTGCCGAGTCTTCGACGGTGGTGAAGGTCCATCCTCGTCAGACGAGTGAAGGTGTTCGTCTTGGGGTTGGGGGAGGGCTGAAGGGCCTCGAGGATTCGGGCTACATCACTCGCACCCCACTCAAGGGCTCCTACGCAGATTCGGCGCAAGCAGCAGTCGGAGGCGAGCCCTCCTTGAGATCTTACGAGAAGGGCAACCCAGACTCACTGAGCGATGCGTACACTGCTCCGGTGATTGCCTTCACGGGCAGCCCCAGCTTCGGCATCCGCATCAGTGGCACCAACGCCTATGGCTACGCCGTCTACTCCCTTACTTCTGGGGTCGTCGCGTATCTTGGGGTCTCGACCTACGTCATCGAGAACCTGACGTCTCGTCACTTCTTCGCCATCTCGAGTCGACTCAACTACCGCAGCTACTTCGTACGCCCAATCACCGCTCTCGGTGCTCCTGCTATCACGGCGCGCTCCAACATCATCAGGGATATCCTCGGTGGGGTCGATAACTACTACCTCACCTATCCCGACTCCCTCGTCCTCAACAAGGACGGGGATCTCCCAGAGACTGTGATCGAGGGTGTCGGCAGTACGCCATCTCCCTTGGTGCCGGTTGTGACCATCAACCGAACCCCAGTGAAGGGCGCCTTCGGGGAGGCTGGGTTCAATGAGGGAGTCGGGCTCGGCCTCCACCTTCAGGTGACTTCCACCAACGCGGGCAACTTTGCCGTGTACACTCGCTCTCCTCCGCGATGGAGATACACGTGATCGAGATCCAAGAGCTCTCTCCAGAAGAGTCGGCATTCATCCTTGCGACCATGCGCAGGGCGTCCGATGGGGCGTCCTTCGGGTGCGCCATCAAGGGATTCTTCGACGTCGTCTGTCGCAACCCGGACGGGGATGTCGCCTGGGAGATCCATCAACCAAATCTCCAGACCGACTTCGGACGACGCGTGTGGGCGGAACGTCAGTACTCCTCCGGCCTTGGTATATTCACCAGCCCTGTAGGCGAAGTGGCGCTTTCGTCCAGGTACTGTCTGCTCGACCACTCTGGGCAGACTCAGATATCTACTGGCGTCGCGCCTACGATCGACAGCAACGCCATCACCAAGACTGTCAGCAACACCTTCGCGACTCCGGCGGCCAACAGGCAGCTGGCCGTTGTTGGGCTGGCTTCTACCACTTATGCTGTGGCCACCTTCGGAGCGACCGCCATCATGTGCTACTCCCTCATCAACCCGGTCAAGACGCAGACGACGATCCAGACGCTTGAGGTCTCGTACCGGCTCACCCTTCAGGCGGCGGTGTAGGCATGCGCGAGATCTTTGGGCAGGTCCGAATCGAACGCACCAGTCTCGGCGGTATCCGTGAACTCTTGGAGAAGGCCAACACCGTATTCAAGGCAGAGCTTTCGGAGTTGACTACTGGGTGGTGGAACGCGAACGTTGGTTCCCCCTACCTGTACCCCTTCGCCTGGCCGTGGAGGGCGCACCCCTCTATCGCCGCAGGGGCTGTCCTCGCTTCACCAGTCAGACACAGCTTCCTGGGGGCGGACACTGCCTACGGGTACCCTGGGTACAACTTGCAGACAAACATCGCGGTCAACACGGATCTCGGCCGGATGCGCGTCGCCAGCACCGTCGCGGTATCTCTTGTGCAAGCGACTGCGTCGTTCGTGTTCTCTGGCATTGGTATTGCGCACAACCAGGGACGCTCCGCCGGCTTCAACAGTTGGTGGTGCCACAACAACATGGTGTCGTTGACAGACCTGGGTATTCAGCAGATCGGCGTTCCGTACTTGCACCCGGTGGCTGGGTGCACCGTCACCACGTCGGTGGGGCTGTCCTATGTTACACTGCCAACGCAGGTGCTCACCACTATCAGCACCGCGGGCATGTATACCCACCCGCACCTCCTCACGATCCTCCGCATCGAGACTGGAGCGGACCGCGGGCAGTACTATGTCCAGCACTTCGACAGGCCCAACAACCGGCTCTACCTCCAGACGATGACGGGCCAGAAGTTCGTGGCGCAGGCCAGCAACACTGGCCTCGCGGGCAACATGTCTCAGCGGCCCGCTTTCTTCAACGAGACCAGCGTCCTCTGGGCGTCTGCTGGCCGCATCGACCTCGATGGCGTCTTCGACCCGGGCGAGTCACGCAACTCGTACGTGTTCAAGGTCCAGTTCGAGAAGAGCGGCTCCCCGTCTCCGAACAGCGAGGAGCAGCGAGGTAGCTACTGGTTCTCTTTGCGGCCTTGGCTGTGGGGGACTGGTAACTACGAGTCATCTACCAACTACGGGGCGGAGGACAACGGTACCGCGTCTCATCGCCTGGTCTACGGGTCGATCGTCACAGAAGGTGGTTTCCATTTCAACGTGAGCGGCGGCGTTACCACGGCCTCCATCTCCACCGGAATCGGGCTCGACAAGACAACTCAGCGCCTCTGGCTCGCACACGGAGACAAGACGAACACCGGATCTCCTGCGAGCATCGGCTACTGGAATTACAAGAGCCCCGAGACGTTGAGGGAGGTGGCCACCAACGTCGGCACCCCGAACGATCCTCTTCCCACTCCCTTCGCCATCCCCGTCGACTCTGTGCCTTGCGGGTGCGAGATCGGTAGCGATGGGACGGCCTACTTCCCGCTCTACCATGTCACGGACAACACGAAGAACGGCGTGCTGGCCATCAAGCGCGACCTGTCTTACGTGTTCCTCACGGGTGCCACGATGGGGACGACTGGCGGGTACGCTCCCACCGGCCTGGTGATCGACAAGACCCGCTTCCGCTCCGGCACCGCCGGCGACGCGACCTCGACGGCCGTGGGCCACATCACTTCGGCCACAGGCACCTTCGCCGCACAGGACGTCGGGCGCTGCGTCAAGCTCGTCGGCAACACCCAGGACAACGGAACTTACCTCATCTCGGTGATCAACGGCGCCACCGACGTCACGGTCACGACTCTCGCCGGCGCTGCCGTCTCCTTCACGGGAGGGAGTGGAGGCACCTACTCCGTCGGCGACCGGGTCTATATGTTCACGTCGACCGACACGGCGTGGAACGCCAACAAGATGTCGTTCCTGGACTCGCTCTCGCTCACGCAGCGGTTTACCAAGACCGTGACGATGACGAATGGGACAACCATCGCGCCATACTACCTCGGCAGCACGCCCTCTGCCTGTGTGGATCCTCTCAACGGCAACGTCTTCTGGTACTCCACCGACGTGGCTGGCCGTCTCAACAAGTTCGTGGTCGCCACGGGCCTTGTGGAACAGAGGCCTCTCACCGACTTCGCCGTGCAGGTTCCCGGGTCCAACGCCAACCCGACGGCGCCGACTATCGCGTACTCGGTGGCGGTCAACACCAACACCTACTTCCGTGAGCTCTGGGTCGGTACAGACCAGGGGCAGTTCAAGTTCAACCCCGACACCTTCTCGGCGCAGCTCTACCGATACTTCGGGCAGGGCGGTACGGGCACCTACGCCAAGGCGGACGGCAAGCTCGCCCTCGACGGATCCGATCCGTGGGCTGGGTATACCACCGTCCCGAAGATCAGGCAGTTCATGTTTGCCCCTGATGGGCAAGTCTACTGTTCGATGCAGTCTATCGCCCAGTCGGTGTACTCGCATCTCATCCACCTCAACAGGGAAATGGACTGCTTCGAGATCGGCGGCTTCCATACTGCCGAGTATCCGACGTACTGGAGCGGGACGTATCCCAACCTCCCTACCATGTTGTACTTCATGGACGGGTATGGCGGCTTCGTCTGGTACAACCCGGCTCGCAACCTGGGCGCAGGTTCGCCGGGGCTGGTCGTTACGCACGTCGGTGCCGTGCATTACCAGTGGACGGGCAGCGCCTGGGTTCCTCGTGAAGTAATCCGTGGCTCCGTCCCAGACTCGACCAGCTCTCCTGGGTGCCTCACCAAGCCTCTGCACACCGGTCTTGAAGATCTCCTCTACGGCGTGAAGATCAAGTTCACTCGCCAGGCCGGTGTGGGCGGAGAGAACACGGACTTCATTGGGCGCATCGGACAGCTCGGTACGGCCAAGAATGACGGAGCCACTATCCTCGGCGCTGGGAGCTTCGGTGGTTCTGGGTTCTCGTCGCTCAGCTTCATCACCTCCGACAAGGGTCGGTACTACCTCCGAATCGAGAGCGGTGCGGATCAGGGTGTCTACGTCATCTCCGCGGTGACGAACGACACTCTCCTCACTCTCCAGAACTTCAATGGGGTGGCGCTCACAGCCAATGCCTCCGCCGGTACCCTCCAGTACACGATCTGGGACATCGGCGCCGGTTCGACTGTCGGTCCGGAGAATTGCACCTTCACTGCCTGCACTGGGTATGCGAAGGACAACACTCAGGACATCACAGGTCTCATGTACGAGGCCTACATGGCGAAGACTCTTCTCTCAGAGCAGGAGGAGCCGATCAAGTTCGCCATGGATGTCGTTCCCCACACCGGGTCCGGCACCGCTCAAGTCTTCACGGAGTCGTACGCTGCTGCGAACCCCAACTTCTCTGCCGCCAAGCCGGCGCATCTGGCGCTTCCTGGCTCTCCGGCCACTGATGGGAATCACCTGCTCGATGGCTGCATCGCTCGGGCTCTCGACGGCGTTGGCAACCATGCCAGTATCGCCGTCCCTGGTGCGATGATCGGAGGTACCGTCGTCAACTCTGCCGCTTGGGCTGGTACGGTGGATGTCGGTGTCGATGTGGAGGTTGGGTCGATCATCATTCGAGCCCGCTCCAATGTCGCCAACAACGTTTCTAACTGGGTGTACCCGGTCTCGGGAGCGACGGCGGGGGGCGGGCTGCTGGGGCTTCTCCTCAGCGCCGCCAGCGCTGGTGGTACTCCTGCGGCGTCGACCTCGGTTCGCACCAGTGGTATCTCCAACATCACTGCTACGTCCGGCAGCTCTACCGTCTCGGTGAGTTCAGGGGACTTCCTCGGCAGCTCTGTGGCTTCTGCCTCTGATGGAGAGACGAATTCTGGCTCCTACGGCGTCAATGTCTTCGTCTCTGCGGCCGGGCGCTTCACCGGGCACGCGGGGAAGGCACTCAAGATCACCTCGGGGGGAGATGCTGGGTCCTATCGCATCGTCTCCGTCAACGGCGACGGGTCTCAAGCGACGATCCGCAACCTCGACCAGACGGCGAAGACCTTCTCCTCGGCGGCCACCGGCCTCTCCTTCGCGGTGCATGACAGTGTCACCGAGGAGGATCTGATCTGCATCCCGAGCTTGGCGGTGCCAACGTACCAATACGTCGTGGAGCGGCTGCTCACCACGACTACGGCGCAGATCCGTCACGTCCCTGGTACCACTTCTACCAGCCAGAACTGGCAGTGCGTGAAGCCGACCTGGAACGTGGTGAAGCGCCTGTCCTATTCCGGAACGGCTACCCCTCCTGACGTTGCCAACAACGGCACGTTCGTCAGTCTGGATGGCAAGGAGAACTTCGGCCAGCGCACCCTCTTCATCAACCAGCACTACTGGCAAAGTGATGTGAAGGTGGTGTTTGACCTGTCCGATCTCCCTTCTGCGGCACGGACGGCTCGTTGGTGGAAGTTCGCAGTGACCGGTAGATCCACCAACCTCGGCGGGGCGAACCCCATCACCTCGGTCGACTCCGTCGAGATGTTCGACACGAACGGGAAGCGGTTGTTCATGACCGACTACAATCGGTTGGACGCCGTCACGGCCCAGCCGAACTTCCTCAGTGCCAACATCAACCGGGTGGACTTCATCCAGGCGAAGCAGGACGCCTCTCCCCAGTATGCCTGGGCGAACGGGACGGCCATTCTCGGAGGTACCTACGGCGATACCGTCACCCTCACCGGGGCCAACAAGTTCCTTGGCTTCCAGGTCCGGCCGAAGGGGACCAACGGGACCTCCAACGGGACGAGCACCTTCACGGCAGGCGGAGGGGATCCTCCCTTCCTGACTTCCGACGTCGGACGTTTCCTCGTTATCGCCAGTGGTGTGAACAACAACGCCGTCTTCCGCATCGCTTCGTGGGTCTCTGGGACGCAGGTGACGGTGACTTCTCCTGCCGGCAATGCCGCTACCGTCGGGGCGGACACGGCGGTCTCCTTCTCGGTGCACGATGGCATCAACGCAGGCGGCACTGTCCCGGACTACCTTGTAATCATGTCGGGAGGAAACCAGGCTGGTCTCTTCGAGATGAGCATCCTCACCATCTCGGATGACATGAAGACGATCACGGTCAGCGAGAAGCAGTGGCGCAGCGCCTCTGGTCAGAACTGGGAGATCCGCCGTCGCTGCGTCGAGAACCGAACCACCACTACCGGCCTTGACGCCACCAACGTCGCTCGCCTGCTCTTCTCGGAGCACATGTACCCGCAGCAGTCCGGAGATGTGTGCCAGGACATCAAGGGCTTCGTGAAGTTCTGGCCTGCGGACGTCGGTGGAACGAACCTCACGGCGGGAGTGGCCGTCGCCGCCGGCAACCACTTCCAGGCGGCGGCGGCGATCTTCACTGCCGACGACGTGGGTCGCGTCCTCACCATCACAGGAGGCACCGCCAACAAGGGCGCCTACAAGATCGCTTCCATCGTCACGGGCACGGAGGTGACCCTTGTGAACGTATTCACGGGAGCGACTCCGACGTTCTCGAGTGAGTCCTCGCTCACCTACACAATCAAGGGAGAGCGTCGCCACCGCTTCAGCCGTTACACGACCGCCCTGAGGCAGTAGTGACCGTTTCGTCCATCAGCCAGGTGACGCAAGAGGGGTATGCTGAGTACCTCTCTTCGTTCGCCAAGAGCGGGGTTCTGTACCTCGCCTGGACCACTCAAGGTTCTGGGGTGAACAGAATCCTTCAGTGGAAGCCCCATACCAGCGGGGACTTCACCGAAGTGGCCGGCGCAACTCAGGCAGCCTTTCACGATGTTGCGACGATCTACGTGCCGGCCACCGACGCCGTCGTAGCTCTCTTCGACGTCGGCGGCACCGACCTCTATGTGGCCCGGTTCAACGCGACAACAGGAGTTACCCTCTCCTCGCCTACCCGTCTCGGCCCAGGCATAAAGCCTTCGATGCTCTACCGTGGTGGGGTGTCGGGGTCCATTCTCGAGGTGGTGTACGGCAACGCGCGGCTGCCGCAGGTTTACTTGAGAGAGAGCTTGGATGGCGGCGTGACCTGGAGTGGCGAGCGCCCTGTGCTGTCCAACTACGTTCGCAACACTGTGGATGTCGCGGCGGTGCACTTCGACGACACGCATGTCTCTATCCTCCAGCTGGGTAACGATGCAAGACCGATGCTGGAAACGGGGGCATACACGCGCACCAGGCCTGTGGCGGGAATTCTGAAACACCCAACCCTGCCCAGTCAGTTCTACGTCGTGGAAGGGAGCAACCGTGGTACCAGACTCGCTGACTATGTACGTGGATCCGTTCTGGGGGGTGGTCTCAAGTACCTCGACGGTGACCGGTATGGTGCGGATGACGGTCTCGGTCCCATCAGCTTGTTCAGTGGTGCTGGCCTCACTCCCAGCATTGTCACCGCGCAAGTGGCGGGCTCAGCTCTTGGAGACGTCGTTGGGACGGCGCAAGCCGCGGACTTGGCACTTGGGCCGACCTACCTCTACGCGGCGCTCTACTCCGATGCAGTCGCCGATCAGGGCACGCTCTACGTTGCGCCCATCGCCGGGGGATCATCGGGGACTCCCCTCACAGGCCTCGCGGCAGTACACGCGGTCTCGGTGAGCAACGGTGCCCTCTTTGTCGCCACGCTAGAAGGCACGCAAGAGAAGCTCCGCATCTATACGGAGAATGGCCTCACCCCCAGCTTGCAGGCAACACACAAGCTACCTGCTCGAGCTAACAAGCTCCTGGCGGTGATGTCCTCTCCGTCGGTCGGGTACGTCTACGTCTCGATGGTGGACCGCTTCAACGTCTATCGGGTGGACGGACTCACTAACCCGATCCGCATGGTGATGACGACCATAGCATTGAGCCACGGCTCCTTCTTCGAGGCCAAGGTACTCTCCACAGGAAACATTCTCGTGGCGATGGGGGATGGGGGCATCCTCGCACTGACCCCCGACGGAGGCGTCATCTCCGAGACGGTGCTCACCGGAAAGATGGCTCCACCCTGGGTGGCGGGCAAAGTCTATGCGCTCAACGACATCGTGGCTCCCACAACAGGCTCTCCCTACGCACAGTACCGGAAGTATTTCCGCTGCTCAGTGGGCGGCACGAGCTACGTAACCGAGCCGCCCTGGGCCCCAAGTGGAAACGTCGTGGACAACACCGTTACTTGGGTCGAGGTAGGGCCGGTCTCTGCCATCATCACCGGAATCGAGGTGGATGAGACCTCTGGAAAGATCTTCGCAGTAGGGGTGGTTGGAGGCCCCACAGGTACGGCTGGACGGATCTACTGCATCAGCGCCGTCGGCGTTGTTCCCTCCGCTTGAGCTCCTCCTATGCTCAGCTCCTTTCGCCCCCTATCATGGTGCTGCATGGCAGACGCCTACGTCACCCTTGCCGCAATCCAGCCTTCGGGCTCAACCCAGGTCGAGACCCCCCAGGAGTCGAAGACGCAGGGCGGCCGCACCATGAAGCAGGGCATCTTCGCTGAGAGGCGCAAGAACGCCGTCGACAGCACGTCCACGAAGCTCCCGGAGTAAGAGATGGCCATCGTCTACCCGTTCACCGCGCGCTACTTCGTCCGCTTCCGGCATTCGGATACGGCCCTCACTCCGACCTTCGCCTACTTCAAGAGGGCAGATACGCTCGTCGGAGTGACGTCTCCCACCATTCTCGAGGTGGGTGGCGGAACGTACTACTTCGACTACGTATTCACGGTCTCGACTGCCCCCGACATCGTCTTCGAGATCGATGGCGGTTCCTCCATTCCTACGGAGGAGGTGCGCTACGTCTCCGACACCATCTCCATCAAGGACCACTTCATCGACGAGCCCATCTCCCAGGTCGTCAACGACATCTGGGATGACGCCACGAACCGTGGGGCCGGGACGAAGGGTGAGTTCGTCGAGAGCATCGGCTTGCCCACGGACGCCTCCTCCGTCGCCTCGGTCTTCGGCAGGATGCTTCTCTCTCGAGAGGCCATCATGGGCCCGAGTGCGAACACCCTCACCCAGGTCTACTCACGCATCGGGGCACCCATCGGGGTCTCCATCTCTGCGGATCTTCAGACGGTGGACGGTCACATCACGTCGTCTACCAGCTCGACCGACGCCGCCATCACTGCTGCTCGGGTCAGCATCAAGGGCGCCGGCGATCGAGACATCACGCAGATCTACACCTTCGTCAGTCACTTCGACACGCAGATCGATGCGATGCAGGCCACCTTGGACCGTTCCATCGGGATGCTCCATGAGAACGCAGTTCTCGACAACTGCGTCTATGACCTGACGACCAACAACCTGCGCTCGGCCCGACTCCGCATCTACAACTCCGCTGCCAACGCGGTAGCCGCCAAGGCCCTGGGCACGGGCACTACCTACGACACCGGGAAGATCGGCCAACACTCCATCGTCGCAGAGTACTCTGGCGGCAGCATGACTCAGTACCTGGTGGTGCGAGAGGTCCCGGCGTAAGGGAGTCAGATGCTGGAAGTCACCAAGTTCTGGACTCGGTCCTTCGACCTCGATCGGATCGATCTCTTCTGGGAGATCGCCAACGTTCCCGGTCCACGCTCCGACGCAGACCAGCACGAGGTCTTGGCACACGAGGTGTTCGTTCTTCGGGCCGGGGACAGCCCAGGGGGTCCGTACGAGGTTCTTGGCGGACCGCTTGTGGACCAGTACTACTTCCGCGATGTGAAGGTGAACCTCCTTCACAAGTGGAGGCAGTACTTCTACAAGCTGCGGGTCGTGGATCGCCGGACGGGTGAGGTCAAGGAGTTCGGCCCCACTTCGTCCGGCGAGGATGCCCCAGACCTCATCGCCTCCGAGATCCAGCGCCAGGAGGACGTTCTCTTCAGAGAGTTCGTGGGGAGGAAGGGCTATCTCTTCATCGCTCGCACCTTCGGGCCTCGATGTTCTTGCTTCGACTCCACCATGGGCCGCGTCACCAGGTCGAACCACCGTCCTTGCTTCGGGACGGGCTGGTTGGGTGGTTACATGAGGCCCATCGAGGTCTTCGTGCAGCTCGACCCGAACCCGAAGAACGTTGCTGCCACCTCACTTCAACCGCAACAACAAAGCGATACCTCCGGACGGATGATCTCCTTCCCACCTGTCAACCCCAGGGACATACTGGTGGAGTCCGACAACCGGCGTTGGCGAGTCATCTCGGTTCGTCAGACACAGAGGTTGCGAGCCGTGGTGAGGCAGGAGCTTCAGCTCCACGAGATCCCTCGAGGAGATGTCGAGTACGACCTTCCAGTGAATGTGGACGAGAGGGTGGTCTCTTCTGGAGCTGACCGCAACTACACGAACCCTCAGAACGTCGAGAGCGGCAAGAGCTACGAAGACCTCCTCGCCGCATACGGACACCCCATTGGAACCCTCCGGTAACCTGCACCCCATCACGAAGCTCGCCTTCATCGACGAGCTCGAGAAGATCTCGCAAGAGGTCAAGCCTCAGGGACAGGGGAAGATCAAGAAGTTCGTCAAGAGCACCCTGGCCATCACGGCAGGGTCGACGGCTGCTGTAGGAGCCTTCATGGTTGGGGACATGCTGGCGAAGAAGCTCTTCGGAGCCAGCTGGAACAGTCTTCCGAAAGACGCCCGACACATGATCCTCACCGCCGCGGCGGGAGCCGCTGCGGTTGGTTCTGCCCACTACGTGAAGCGTCTCGCCGAGGAGCGAGAGAAGTATATGCGCGCATGAGCGTTCGAGTTCCATCCGGGCTTCCACAGCCCCAGGGCGTCAGCGAGGATCCTCTCTCGCAGTACACTCGTGTCTTCACGAAGTTCCTTCAGCTCGTCTTCGCGAGCTTCGCTAAGGGGAACTACCAGTGGTCCTCGGACTCCGAGACCTCCGACATCATCATCCAGGGCGAAGGCACGATGGCCCTCGAGGTGGTGGAGAAACGCCCCTCCATCATAGTTTCCAGAGGGCCTGTCGCCTTCACCAACGTTGCCATCGACCAATTCGCTGGCCCTCTCCTGGACGCCAAGACAGGGCGCATCACCCTGAACTACGACCCGGCCACCGGCAGTCGTCGGCACACAGACCTTCTCGCATCCACGATGACCTACAACTGCCTCTCTTCTGAGGGTCTCGAGGCCCAGCGCCTTGCCTGGATCTGTGCCTACGCGACGAGGGCCTTGAAGCGCTCTCTCATGCAGGTTGGTATCCACCGTGTGGGCGAAGATATCCAGGTGGGGGCGGAGAGCGCACCTGGCGCCATCGTGCAGCCGGATACGACCGAGATCATCATGGTCTCTGTCTCCGTTCCGTTCTTCTTCCAGCAGACCTGGACGGTCGAGCCTGAAGACAAAACGCTTCTCAATCAGGTGTCCATCGCTCTAAGGTCCGAGGTGGGCCTCCCGGAGTCACCACAGCCGGTCATCCGCGGGCCAGGGATGAATGGACAACTCCTGATGGGCGCGCAGTCTGTCCGCATTGATGAAATCCCAGGCCCAGTAGTGGGGCCGTAGAAAGCAGTAGGAGAAGGAGCCTGACATGGCGACTGGTGAGCTTCTGAGGCCCGGAGTCGAGGTCATCCAGCAGATTCGGAAGACCTCTCCGACCGTGCTTCGCCCGACGCTCGTCCCCTGTATCGTGGGACCTGCGTTCGAGGTCGTGAACGTCCTCAACACCGACGGCACGATCAACTCGAAGGCCAAGTACGGCGTCTACTCGCAGATCGGAAAGGCGATCTCCGAGAGCGCTTTCCCCGACCCGCGCGGCAACATCGCCGAGCTCGACTTCCTCGAGGACACCATCCGTCCTTACATGCTGCATGGTGGCTCTCTGAGCTACCTGCCCATGGTGAACGGGTCGGCCTTCCTGGCCACCCTTCACAAGTCCAGCAAGGCGGCCATTCGGACCGACATCTTCTCTGGGGTGTCGGGCAAGGACCTCAACGGCCTGGTGCTCACCCTCGCCTTCGACCTTCCTGCGATGTCCGACCACACCAACGACATCGCCATCACCTTCGTTGGTTCCGGTGGTGGCGGAACGGGTGTGCTCACTTCTCAGCAGTGTGCAGACCAGATCAACACCGCGGTGCGTGCAACGGTGGCCACCGTGGTCGGCGCCGCTCCCAATGACCGAGTGCAGATCGCGTCGCCCACCTACGGGGCGCTCTCCTCGGTCACCATCCGCCCAGGCACCGCCAACGTCCCGCTCCAGGTCGCCTACCTCGTCGCCGACGGCAACTACACCGAGCGCGTCGAGGGCTACGGCCTCCGTGGCCAGGACGACGTCAACAACGACACCATCACGCCGTGGATCGAGTTCTTCCGAGGCGAGTACTACGTTGGCCCGGCGGGGGCGGCCATCGCGGCCGCGTACCGTGCTCAGGCCGGCTCCATCGACCTCGAGACCGCCTCGTTCATCTCCGCCAAGGCTGCGGCTGTCACCTTCGCCGGTGGCAGTCCGACGGTGCCTCTCCTGGTCGGCGACTACGTCATTGCCGACGGCGTCCGCGTCGGCAGCGGCGAGGTGATGAAGGTCGAGACCAGCCGGTTCAAGATCGGCACCATCAACACCCTTCTCTCCACTGCCGACTCCGACGGCAACTACACCACCAAGGTGTACGACATGGTCCAGGTTGGGACCATCTACGACCAGACCCCGTTCGCCCCGACCTACACCTTCTTCATGGCGAACGACCTCGACTGGCGCCTCGCCACGGGTGCGCTGGCCGCCACGGTGACCGGTTCGGCCGTCTCCCCGACCGCTCCGACCGCAGCCGCCGTCGCCACCGTCGCCACTCCTGCCGGCCCGTACTCGCTCCAGGGCCTGGGGCTCCACTACACCGTCACCGTCAACGGCGTGGAGACCGAGGGGACCTTCACCTTCACGGCCGCCTCCTACGCTGACATGGATGCCGTGGTGGCTGCTCTCGGGTCCAACATCCCGGGCATCCTTCCCTCGAACGCCGCCGGTCAGCTCACGCTGACCACGCTGCTGACCGGGCAGCTCCAGGCCATCAAGGTCTGGGGCAACAGCACCTGCCGCTCGGTGCTGCTCTTCGCCTCCGACGTCACCGACGCGGGTACCGACACCCTCTACGCCGGCGGCACCGGCCTCTCGGGCAAGTACCTCACCTTCCAGTTCGACCAGAACCCGCACACCTACGAGGTGCTGGCCACCAGCAACTCGCTGGAAGAGCTCATCGCCGACATCAACCAGACGGTGGGTGCGACGGTGGCCGAGAAGTCGGGCAACTTCCTCAAGCTCACCTCGCCTCTCAAGGGCGTGGCAAGCCGGATCACCATCGTCGACACCGGTTCCGGCATGGCCGAGGACATCCTCGGGCTGACCGCCGGCTCGACCGACGGCTCGGGGCGCCCCTACCCCGACGCCTACTTGGACGACGCGCTGGTCCTCCACATCGGCTCGGAGGTCCTGCGTGACTCGGTCAAGGGCTACCCCCTCGACCAGGCCTACGACACCGGCACTCTCTACATCCAGTACAAGGCGCTCCGCAAGGACGTCTCGGCTGCGGCGGCGGACCCCAGCGTCATCCGCGTCTCCGACACCGACACCCTGCTGGCGGTGCTGGACCCCATCACCGAGGAGAACCCTCTCGCCCTCGGCATGTACCTCGCCATCCTGAACGCCCCCACCTTCGAGGTGAAGGGTCTCGGCATCGACGAGGTGACCGCCGCGGCGCCGGAAGGCACCTCGGTGGCCTGGTCCCGGGCCGCTGCCCTCCTCGAGGCCGAGGAGGTCTACGCCATCGCTCCTCTGACCCAGGACGAGACCGTCCAGAGCATGTGGATGACCCACTGCTCGGTCATGAGCGCGCCAGAGCAGGGTGGTGAGCGCATCGTCTTCCCCAACAAGAAGATGCCGACCAACAAGAACTCCTCGATCGCAGCTTCAGGGTCGGCAGCGAACAGCACCGCTTCGCCGAACCAGCTGCTCATCGACATGAACCCGTCCTCGGGTCTCGTGGCGCTGGGCCTCAACCCTGCCCAGCCCTTCACCGTGGCGCAGGGCGTCTACATCGAGGTCACGGTCTCGAGCGAGCTTCGCCGGTACAACGTCTCCAGCGTCTCCGGCTCGCTCATCAACCTGCGGACCACATTCACCACGGGGGAGAACACCGACGCCTTCTACTCGGATGTCTTCCTGAACGTCCCGGTGGTGAACAGCAGCTACTCGCTGAAGGTGCGCGGGGCCTCTCTCGTCATCCCGGGGTCCAGCCCGGAGATGTACGACTACTCGCTCATGAGCGAGACGGTCGCCGAGGCGAACGCCCTCTACGCCAACCGCCGCGTCTACGAGGTCTTCCCCGACACCGTGAAGCTCCAGGTCAGCGGCGTCGAGAAGTCCCTGCCGGGCTACTACGCCTCGGCAGCCATCGTCGGCATGGTGGCGGCGCAGCCCCCGCAGCAGGGCTTCACGAACTTCCCCATCACCGGCATGACCGGCGTGGTGGGAACCGAGAAGTTCACCAAGCGCCAGCTGAACGTGATGGCGGGTGGCGGCACCTACATCCTGATGCAGGAGGTTCCTGGCGGGTCCGTCTTCTGCCGGCACCAGGTCTCGACGGACCTCACCAGCGTCGAGACGCGGGAGCTCTCCATCACCAAGGTGGTCGACTTCTGCGCCAAGATCCTGCGCAACGGCGTCCGCCGGTTCATCGGGACCAGCAACGTGAACCCCCAGCTGCTCGACATGCTGGGTGCCACGGTGCACGCCATCCTGAAGTTCCTCGAGGAGACCGGCGTCATCAACGGCTCGAACATCAACAACCTGGTCCAGGACACGGCGAACCCGGACACCATCCTCGTCGATGTCACCCTGGACGTTCCGTACCCCTGCAACTACATCCGACTCACGCTGATGGTGTGAGCGGTCGAACGTCCACTGCAACTGAGGAGTTCACATGTCCAGCCTCACGTCTTGGAACCCCTACTCCCAGAAGGTCGACAATGCGTCGGCCCTCGGAGAGGGCAGGTTCGCCTCCGGCGCCTTCACCATGATCGCTGCCGGTCCTCCGCGTCTCGCCTCCATCGGCGGCAGCGCGGCGGCGGGCCTCGACCTCTCGAGTGGCACGTCGAACTGGGCCCTGCCCATCGGCGTGGTGCAGAACTTCAACCTGGCCCACAACAAGAGCTTCGCCCGCTTCTGGGAGCTCGGCAGTGAGCGGTCGTACTTCATCGCCGGCCGCACGCAGGCGCAGGCCGGGTTCAGCCGGGTGCTCTACAACGGGCCCTCGCTGCTCCGGATGATGTACGCCTTCTACCAGGACCTCCTGGCGCCGACGACCATCACCTCCTTCGGAGTGGACGCCAAGGTCCCGCTGTCGGTGGCGAACCAGCACAACGTGAAGATCCCGCCAGGGTTCGAGAACATCTACCTGAACCTGGCCTCGGACCTCTTCTCGCAGCCGTGCGGGCTCCTCTGCTACATGAAGGACTCGAACGAGACCACCCTCGGGGCCATCTACCTCGAGGAGACCTACCTGCCATCGCACAGCATCGCGACGGACGCCCAGGGCGTGGTCATCCAGGAGCAGGTCTCGCTCCAGCCCGAGCGGGCGGTCCCCATCGCTCTCAACAGCCTGGCCCTGGTCGACTCGACCCTGACCCAGGTCCTCAACGCCGTCACCGGCGTCTAGCGCACGCCCCAAAAGGGGTGAGGGCTAAGAAGAAGGGCTGGTTCCTCCGGGAGCTGGCCCTTCTGCTTTTGGGTGCCAGACGCGCCAGGGCTCGATTCTAGAGGGGCCGCGGCCGCCGGCGGCCGGGGAGGGAGCCTGGGGCTACTTCTCGTCGCCTGGGGGCCTTGGCTTGCGCGCCTTGGCCGTCTTGGTGAGGGACCGGACGCGGCCTGCCTGCTGCCGGCCCTTCTCGTCCTTCACCAGGTCGAACTCCACCGTGTCGCCCTGCGTCAAGGTCCGGTAGCCCTCCATCTCGATGTTCGAGTGGTGGACGAAGAGGTCCTTGTCATCCCCATCTGGGACGACGAAGCCGAAGCCCTTGATGCTGGAGAACCACTTGACCTTGCCGCGCACGAGGCCATTCTCCGTGCGCGGCAGGTCTGTGGGTAGGGGAAAGGCTAGGAGGGACGCTGCGCTGCCACCGGCATGAAGACCGGGGGAGACACCGGGCCGGTACCCGGTAGGGGGATGGGGTTCGGGATCTGGAGGGTGGCGGGCTCTGCGGCGGTCTTGGGAGGCTTGGGCAGCTCGGTGCTCCGCCGGCGGGCCACCTCCGCGGCGATGCGCTCCTTCTCCCCGGTCTGGAGGTCCGAGAGGGAGACCTTGATCTCCACCTTGTCGGCCCCCGGCTGGCGAAGGCCGTGGGGCAGGAGCCGGCGAAGAACGGCAAGGTGCTCGACGCACTCCGTGGCCTCCTGCTCGAGCCGGCCCAGGAGGCCAACGTTGCCGCAGTCGCCCAGGGTCAGGCGGTTGGTGGCGAGGTTGGTGAGAAGTGTGGCGACCCGGTCCATCTCGTTGCGGAGGTCGTGCAGGTCCTCCTTCATCTCGTACTTCTTCTCGACCCTCTCGACGTTGAGCGGAGCAGCGTCCTTCCACTCCGTCTTCAGCGGCGAGGGCTCCGCCTTCGCCTTCACGGCGACAGGAGAGGTAACGGCAGGGGCCGACTTCTTGGCCCCCTTGCCGGCCGCCGTCTTCTTCTCGGCGGCGCGCTGCTCCTTCGTCTTGGTCCGGTCGTACTGTCCACGAGGCATGTGGTTGGCTCCTGTGTGTGGGTAAAGCAACCACAGGTCTACCACGTCAGTCCGACACCCGCTTCAAGAACTGCTCGATGATGTAGCGGAGGACCTCGGACTTCGTGACCCGTCTCCCCATGCTCTTGGCGAGGCCCTTCCGGAGAGACTCGACCTTGATCGAGAGCTCTCGCGGAAGACGCAGGTCGTAGCGGTACCCGTCTCCTTGCTTCACTTCACGGGCTCCACGTTGTCCTGGCGCAGCTCTTCGATGGTGTGCTCCCCGAGCATCCAGAGGATGCCCTGGAGGAAGCCGAACCACATGAGGACGAGATCCGGCGCCCCCACCTCGACGAAGTGGAGGATCTGGTCGCAGACCCAGAGAGCGTGCTTCTTCACCAAGACGTGGTGCATCTCGACGTCGATGACAGCATCCGGCTCGAGCTTCTCCGCGACGAAGCCTTCTCGAGTGAGCTCCTCCTTGTACTTCTTCACGTCCCGGATGATCAGCTCCTCGGTCACTTCCGCTTCTCCGTCTTCGCGGGCTGCTTCTGCGTCCGCGCCTTGGGGGCCGCGTCGCTGGACCGCCCCTGGGAGGTGCTCGTGTTGCCGGCGTACCGCCTCGGCTTCATGCGCCACGCCTTCTTGATCTTGCGTCCGACTCCATCGAATCCAGGGGGCATTACGAACTCCTTAACTTCCTCAAAAGATCACTCGCCTTGATGGCGAACTCGTCGGGCCCAATGCCCAAGTCTCTTCCGTCTTCGCTGATGTGGTGGCCCCAGCGAAGAACGCCAGGAGCCTCTGCATCCTCGCGGACGAACTGTCCCACGAGCTTGATGATGCTCTTCATGTTGCGGACCTCGGCTCCGAGCTTCTTCACGCACTCGTACAGCCAGCCGTCTGCTTGGCCCTTCCTTCCCGCTGGGTGCTTCATCCCGCAGTGGGGACAGGCTGGTTGGGCCATCAGCGCTCCGTCGACGCCGGCATCGTGTCGCCGTAGCAGTAGGTACAGGCGCCATCCCCCTTGCGCGCCCAGGTGGTCATGTCGCGGCCACAGGTCTTGCAGACCATGATGACCTCCGGAGACGCTCGATGCTCTGCGATGGCCTCGGGCTCGTTCCACGGATGCTTGATCGGCTTGGGACGGCCGCAGAGGGGACAGGCCTTGTAGACCTTATCGTCCAGCCCCCAAGTCATGTCGCGCTTCTTCAGGACGTTATAGGCGACGAGGGTGGTGACGATGCGGTCCCACCCGTAGATGGTGATGGCTTCCATCATGTGGCCACCCTCGTAGATGTCCTTGATCTCCTTTTCAGAGAGGGGTGTTGGGATCGACATGCGTCTTCTCCTTGGCGTGCTTGATGAAGCGGAAGAAAGCGTCCAGCACTTCGGGCTCGAGGAAGATCTCGTTGGTCGTCTCGATGCCGTTCTCGGTGGTGAGGATGACGTGGTAGGGCCGGATCTCGACGTACACTCCATCTCCCAGGTAATCCTTCATGGCTTGGCCTCCTTGAGTGAGGGCGACGTGGCGCACTTCGGGCACGGCTTGAAGCCTGCCACCATCTCCTCCCCGGCGCTGTAGACCGGGCGCTTCCGCGTCCCGTTGCACTCCGGGCACCCCTGCTCTGCGGCGGGCTTGTGCCTAGCCGCGTCGGACAGCAGGGCCGACATTTGATTCCAGATGACCGCCCGGGTATCGGAGTCGGCGTCCTCGTCACCTACCAGCGGATCGTCGCCGTTCATCTTGAGGTAGGCCAGCGCCTTGTCGGCGTGCCTGTTGAGGAGGTCGATGGTCGCGCCGGGATCGTCCAGCAGTGAGCGCCAGGGCTCTGCGGGAGGGGCGGCGAGGAGCAGGTCTCGGAGCATGACCAACTCGGCCGCTTCGTTAGCGTTGCCTTGCGGGCCGTCATCCCAATACGAACGCAGCCGTTCGATAGTCGCCTCCACGCCCTCGTTCCACCCCGCGTCCTTGGCGTCGAGCAGTTCCCGCTGGCGGTCCACCTCATGCTTTAGCAGCCGCAGCGCCCCCACGGCCTCGGCCAGAGAGGACTCGGCGGCGAGGGCGCGGGCCTCTAGTCTATCAATCTCCTCGGTACGGATCTCCATCAGGGCCTTCACCTCGGCCTCCAGGCCTTCGCCGCCGACTGTGACAGGTGTTCCGCAGGTATCGCACCGTTCGTCGTTTGTTACGCGGGAAGGAGACAGACCCACCTTGCACTCAGGGCACCACCAGTCACCTCGTTTGCTGTCACTCACGGTAGGATCTCCTCAGGGTCTTCTTGGTCAGGCATCAGCAGTGCGTGAAGATCGTGGTCTCGCATGAAGAACAGGCACCGTCGAATCGCATCGTCCTCGTCGCCCGGGGAGTAGTCGCAGGAGTCTACCCACTCGATGTCGTGCATTGCGGCCGACACACACTCAAGCAGACTCTTGAAGGCCAGCCGCAGCGGGGTCTCCCCCTTTGGGCCGCGCCCGTGCATGTCTTCCATGAACTGGTTGACTCGTTGGTATGCGTAGTCGTAGCTGGATCCGCTCATGGCGTTCCTTTGTTCCTCTTCATGAGCTTCGGCTGCTTCGGCTTGGGGGGCTTCTTCGGCAGCCGAAGCTCGTAGAAGAGCGACGAGATGATGTTCACGATGGCAAGCTGGTCGGGCCGCACTTGCGGTAGGCAGGCGCAGATGAAGCAGAGGGTCTGTGCCTTCTCCCCCACGGGGTAGTCGATGACGAGCACCTCTGCCTTGCAGCTGCCGCAGATCCCTTCGTAGGACCCCTTGCCAGCCCAGATGTCGAAGCGCCTCACAGGGCGAGCTCCGTCTGCATGGTCTTGGGCTTTCTCTTCAGGCACTGCTTGCAGTCCACCCGAGCCCAGTTCTCCGTGAGTCGGGTGGAGGGCACCATCTTGTCGGAGCAGATGGGGCAGTTCATGATTCCCCAGTGGATCCTGCGAGGCATGAGGCGCATCGCCTCTTCCTTCGTGGGCTTGGTGTAGCCGTCCTCCTTGCCCAGTGTCCTGAACCCGAAGACGCGCAACCCCTTCTCCGACATCGCCAACAGCTCCTTCGACACCTGCTGTAGCTTCCCCTCTGCCTTCTCGTCGTCGGCCTCGACGAGAAGGCGCAGCGTGATGATGTGCTTCATGGGTCTCTCCCTTCGAGGGCGGCCAGTAGGCTAGTGGCTCGGAGATACGGTCCGCATGCCTTTGGGCCCAGCATGCATCGCAGTCCTATGTGGTGGGCAGCGAGTTCCTCCAGCGAACCGTAGGCCTCGGCCACTCGAAGATCTGCATCAGCGCATGCCTTCTCGACTCCGTGCTTCAGCATGTAATGCCCACCGTCGCGGTGGATGCGAGCCAGTAGGTTGTTGCGCTGCGCTTCAGCAGCCTTCATGGCGGAGAGGTTGGCTCCCCCCTTGTCCACGGTGGCCCACAGGAGATCCTTCTCCTGCTCCAGCCTCTCGGCCCTTACCTCTGCCGCGTGCATCTTTGTCGCGACCTCCTGGAAGTCGGCGGAGGCTTCAGCTCTGTCAGCTTCGGCCTCGGCGAGGCGCTGGTGGAGGGAGGCGATCTCGGCGTCCCGCTCGCAGATCTCGCACTTCCGACGCAGTCCTCCGTGCTCGCATTCGTCTCGACCGCTCACATGAACCCCTTGGGCCAGGCAGTGCCTGAGTGGACTTCCATCATCTTGAGGAACTTCGTCGACTCCTCTTCGGACATCCGCATCTCCTTCGCCGCGGCATAGACGGCGAGGTGGAGGGCATCCGAGTTGGTGTGCTGGATCAGCTGCTTGAGGACGAGGAGGAGGAACGCAGCCTGACGAGGATCGTGTGCCGTGCCTCGTTGAACAGAGTGCTGCTGCACCCCGCTCCGATCGCCAAGAAGTGGATGATTTCCTGCTTCTTCCAGTCGTCCGGCTCGGACAACACCAGCCCGCACCAGTAGCGACCGTCCTTCTCCAAGAGACTTGGGCATCCTCCTCTACCGTCCTTCCAGTGCTCAAAGGTTTGGTACTTGGCGCTGGCGAGAGGGCACGGTGCCCTCTTGCAGCAGTAGCCGCAGCCAACGCACGCTCCGGGTTTCATGTCTCACTCCTTGATCGGTGTGATGCGAACGCGGATGGCCTTGTAGCCCAGCTTCCTGTAGGCGCGCAGGGTCTCGGGCCACTTCTTCCAGTACTTCTTCCGGAAGTCGTCATCCATGGCGTTGTCGAAGAGCTTCTGCTGAGACTCCGCCTTCGAGAAGGAGAGGGTGGAGTGCATGAGGTAGCCTCTGCTCTGCTGCATGCACCACATGGCAGGGGGCTTACGGGCGGTCATGTTTCGCTCTCGTCGGCCACGTCGTTGAGGCTGTTGATCTCCGACTCCACACTGATCATGGTGTCGCAGATCATAGGAACCTCCACAGTGAGGTCCTGGTTGAAGCGCATCTTCAGCTCGTCCCCCACCTTCTTGAAGTACTCGACCTTCTTCTCGTACTCGAAGGCGGGGACGGCGTAGATGCCGCACAGGTTCCCGTTGGGCTCGGTCACACGGATGATTCGGACGTCCCTCAGCTTGCGAAGGATGTTGCAGCGTGCCTTGAGCCGCTCGACCTCCTCGCCCAAGACCCCCACCGCGGTTGCGGCTCGGAGTCCTGCATCCTTCCGCAGCTTCTCGGTGAGCGTCTTCTTGGGCTTCCTCTTGACCATCAGCTCCACCACCCGTCGGGCAGGGTGACCTCGAAGGCAGCGAAGAGATTCTTCCTGGCCTCCTCGATGGTGGGGCAGCTCGAGCTGATCTCGAAGGCCTGGTACTTCCCGGTCGGATCGGCCTGGCACAACGCGACGTAGCTCCAGTCGTGGTCGACCTTGTCCTGGATGATGAGGCCGATCCGCTTGTTCCCCTTCCACCACTCCTTCTCCTCGTGGAGCATCGGGTGGGAGCCGACCTGGTCGTTGTCGAAGATGAGGTGGAACTCTTCCTTCGTGATGCTGGTAGCCATGTCACATCCTCAGGTAGTTCGTGAAGGAGGTCCTCACGAGATCGGTCATCTCGTAGAAAAGGTCCTCCGGGTTGTCTCCGACGCGCACCCAGCGCTTCGGGCCCAACATGCGATCTGCCTCTGACGACGGCAGGGTGTTGCCCAGCAGCACCGTGCTCACCTTGATGCGCCGGCGAGAGGCGTCGACCACGTCCTGCCTCACCTGCTCTCGCAGCGCGAGATTCGACTGAACACCCATGCTCTGCGGGTTTCCATCCGAGACGATGAGTAGGTGCTTCATCCTTCCAGGCATCTGACCCAGCTTGCGTGTGGCAACTGGGACGGCGATGTGGAGTGGAGTGAGCCCCCAGGTTTCCGGGATGTGCTTCTTTGGAAGGTAGCCCTTGGTGGCATCCTCAAAGTCGAGGATCGCAGTCCCTCCGGTGGTGTCCCCCGAGAAGGCCCACACCTTGACGTTCGAGAAGGGGAACTTGGTGGCCACCGCGGCCACCTTCGCTGCCCTCGAGACCGTCATCCAGAGCTGCTGCATGGAGCCGCTCATGTCCAGCAGGATGATGAGGTCGAATCCCCTGGATGGCAGATCCTCGAGGAAGAACTCCATGTCCCCCTGGCCGTGGAGGAACTCGATGTACCTCTCGGGGTCGAGATGGGAACCTTCCTCGGACCTGGCGCGGGTGCGTTGGTCGATGAGCTTGATGAAGATGCGACGCAGCTCCGAGACGAGTTGAGAGTCCCGCTCTGACAGCTTGAACTCCTCCGCGTCGTGGGCAGGGATATGGATGAGCTTCGTCCGGTGCATCCCCTTCAGGAGATCCTGGTCAGGTGGGATCTCTCGCAAGGTGGAGGAGAGGCGCAGCACGATGCTCTGCACCTCTTCCGTAGTGGCCTGTAGGAGTTGTGAAAGGGTGTTCTGAGACTCCAGGCCCATCGCAGTACGGGCGATGTGACGAGTTCGTTCTGTGTCCCTATCGAGCGTGAGAGGGGGCGACTCTGTATCGAACAGCACAGCAGCACCACGTGACTGGAGCGCAACCTTCTCCATTACGCCCGCTGCCTTCTGTTGGTCGTATGGCTTCTTCTTGGTTAGTCTCTTCGTCGCCCCGACAGACGGCACTCCTGGCTCTGGAGCTACTTCCTCGTCTACGACGAAACCGATGACTTCATCGAGAATGAGCCGTGTGGCTACAAGCACGCTGGGATAGCCGGCCCGCTGCACCAGAGTTACCGCTCGCTCGATGGCTGGGTCGAACCGTTCCCAGTTGATGCCTGGCGGCTCCGGCATTTCGATACCGAGGCCGATGACCCGCATGGTGAGGTTCCCCTTCGTTCCTGAGAGGAGAAGCCTCTTCCACCGATTGCGCAGCCGCTCAGCGCTGCCCGGGTAGACCGTCTCTTGGAGAGACAGCACTCGAACGTCATCCAGCGCGTTTGCCAGGATGTCGATGAAGTCTTCCTGGACATTCGTGGCAGTGAGCCCCTTCAACTTCCGCTCCTCGAGATAGAGATCCACGAAGTGAGCTCGGGCATGGAGGTCCGTACCGAAGAGGATGTGCGTCCACTCGTGCCGGTGGATGACGTCCACCTCTGGGTCCTCGATGGGGACGGAGAGGTAGGTCGCGGTGTCCGTCCTGCCGGGAGGATCCGCAGAGAACAGAGCAATGTCCTTCCCGGTGAGGCCACAGAAGATCTTGTGGACCTTCCGCGTGATGTCGACTCGCTCTTTGTGGTTCATCTCAGTCCCACTCTCGTAGGTAGGTCAGGGTGAGTCCCGTTCTTGGTGATGTCCTGGATGCGCTCGATGACGAGCTTCCGATCCTCGTCTCCAAACTTCTGACAGAGGAGGAACATCACATCGAACCAACCGACTCTGGGAATCAGGTAGATGAGCTCCACCAGGTCGCGGGTGGAGAGGGAGTAGCTGGTGGCTCCCTGCCTGGTCTGGTTGGCGATGCTCACCAACCAGTCCAGTCCCTGCTGCTGAACAGGATCTGCCTGCGTGCCCGTCCTCCCGTACCCGGTCATCTCCATGAGGATCTCCTTCTCGGCCTCTGGTGGCGGGTAGGGGATGTCGATGCAGGTGAAGCGTGAGCGCAGGTCATCGTTCAGCTCGTTGGTCCCTCCGTACACGGTAGGGTTCTGTGTGGCGATGACCCAGAGCTTGCAGTTCGGCTCCAGCTCCAACCGAGTGGAGAGCTCCGGGATCTCCAGCTTTCGGCGAAAGTCGGTGAAGCTGTTCACCAGCTTCTGCTGTTGGTTGGGGAGGGAGTTCAATTCCTCGAGCACCAGCATGGCGAAGCCGCTCTCGTTGGCGACCTGGATGGCGTTGGCCACGGTGCCAAGGATGAAGGGAGTTTCCCCACTCTTCGCGACGAAGCCTCCCTTGAAGTGTCTCTCCCTGGTCTCCTCCGAGCAGTCCAGGGAGAGGTACGGGATGCCGAACCGCTCGGCCAGAAAGGCTGCCAGCAGGGTCTTTCCAGTCCCCTTCGGTCCGTTGAGGAGGATGTTCGGCGGGTCCCAGGTGCTGGAGCCGGTGGGTACCTGACTCATCTTGGTGATGAAGGGGATGAGCTCGAAGATGTCGACGTACTTCAAGCTCTTCCTCAAGAGCAAAGAGGCGGGTACCATGTACCGGACCTCGATGCCGTTCACGTGGAGGATGCCCTCTCCGCCTGATTCGAGACTCATGGCGCTCCATGGTGTAGGTTGTTGGCCTTCAATGTCTTATCCCCTCAACCAGGACCCTTTGGACGAATGCCCCAAGACCAAGAACTGACCCTCGACAAGCTCTCCGCCGGGGATCGCCCGTCGATCCTCGCGCTCGGTGTGGCGGCCGCAGAGTCCCTGAAGCAGGCCAGCCTCGCCGTCTTCATGGTTGACGTCCTCGGTAGAGTCCAGATCCTTCCTCCGACCTCGGTGACCGTGAAAGTCCCTGCTCGCGTGAAAGACGCTGAGCTCGACGAACTCACCGAAGACTCGGCCATTCACATCATGACGGCGCAGGGAGATGGGGACGACTCCATCATGGAGTACCTCCATCGACGCGCAGAGGGGGGCGGATGGCGACGCGAATCTGTGACACGGAACCCTGTGACCGAATGAAGATGGCGCTGAGCATCTTCTTCAAGACCGAGCCCCTGGAGAGCTACAATCCCGAGGACGGTCTACTCGTTGCCTGCCTTCAGAAGAAGAAGGGGCAGGCCCCGGTAGAGCTCCACTTCAAGTACTGCCCCTTCTGCGGAACCAGGGCAGCCCTCGGACTGGTGGACGGGCTCGAAGAGGAGTACGAGCTGCGATCCTCGAGGCGCACGGCCTAGCCGATGCCGATTCCTGTACCGATCCCGTCTGGCGCGTATGTCATGGACGACGCCACCTCTGCGGCAGCAGAGGCCTTCGTCGCGACCATCGCGCAGATCTTCAGGTCTGGGACGACCGGCGCTACCATCAACACGCCGCCAACTCTCTTTCCTGACGGTACCAACCCAGCCATCGATCCAGGTACGGGACAGCCCTACCTCGTCCCTCTCGTCATCGATACGGCAGAGGAGCAGCTCTTCTACAGGCAGTTGGCCATCGCTGTGGCGACTGCCGCAGGCAGCATCGTCGTTCCTCCTACGCCTACCCCCCAGCTCGTGCTGTTCGATGCTACCTGCCCCTCAGGTGTGGTCGTGGGAGATTTGGTCAGAATCTCCAGCGCCGGTCACGTAGCCTTGACTGACATCACCAGTGTCACGCTCATGCCTGCTGTCGGAGTCGTCAAGGCCAAGGCATCCAGCACCGAGTGCACAGTACAGACGCACGGCTACGTGCAAGGGATCTTCTCTGGGCTCACCGCAGGGCTGTCGTATTACGTGAGCCGCGCCAGCAAGGTCGGTCCTCTCCCCATCCCCACCGCGGGCGAAACCCTCTACTGGCAGGCCGTGGGGGTTGCTCTCGATGCGACCACCCTCATCCTCATTCCAAGCATGTCCACGTCGCGCATTACGGGGTAACATCCGCGTTCCCACCCTTGCGGAGTGGGTGCTAACTTCAAACCACCAACGAGGAGCCAAGCACTATGGCACGTAGAAACCTGAAGCCCGTCGAGACCGACTCAGCCGCGAACTCCATCATCCCCAACCTCGCCAAGAACGGGAAGGTGGACCAGCTGAAGATCGACGAGCTGCGCCTGCTCAAGATCACCCGGCTGATGGAGAAGGAGCGGGCCGCGCGGTACGAGTCGATGGCGGCCGTCAACGCCCTCAACGCGCTCTTCCAGGACTTCCTGACCAAGGAGCCGAGAGGCAAGGAGCTGAACGACCGGGTCAACGTCCTCCAGGCCGAGGCGCAGAAGGCGGCCAAGGAGTGCAACGAGCTCGTTGCCCAGGTGGGCAAGGACCTCGACGTCAACATGCAGGAGTACTCCTTCGACGACGAGACGGGCATCCTCCACAAGCTCCCGCCGCCATCGGCGGCAGAGACCAAGAAGTAGTCTCCAGGAGAGGGCATGGCCCTTCGCAGGTTCCTGTTCCAGAATCTCGGTTCTGGTTCGAGCTTCTTCGACGAGAACCAGGACTCGGACGAGGTACGGGTCGCGAAGGTCACGATCGTCGGCGGAGTAGCCGGCGTCGGGCTTGACCTCGACGATACCGACATCGTCGGCGCTCGAGATGTCTCAGCGAGGTTCGTGGCAATCGCCACGGGCGTCTCTGGGGCTGCTCTCGACGCCGGCGGTCTCCGTATCACCAACATCGCTCCTACGCCCACCGGCCCCAACGAGGCCGCCTCGAGGCTGTTCGTCGAGAACGCCATCGCAGGCATGACGGGGGTTGGGGCGACTGGCGCCACCGGTCCGGCAGGCCCTCAAGGTCCGACTGGGCCATACGGGGAAGCGGCCGGACGCACCTACTACCCGGCGCCGAGTCAGTCCTCCGACATCGGTGGGTACTTCAAGGCTCTCGCTTCCCCCTCCCCCGGAGGGGAGCAGACGATCACCACAGCGGTCTCTGCGCTCACTCCCGTCTTGGTGGCGTCCTTCGCCACGGAGCCAGGAGACCCCGGCGTCTTGGCGGTGCCGGCAGGCCGCGGGATCCGGCGGATGTTCGCCTACACGTCGCAGAACAATGGCTATGCCACCATCACCATCGAGTTCTACTCGCGCACGGTCGGAGGGGTCGAGACGCTGATCCGTACCGACACGTCGGCACAGTTCAACAACAACACCGTCGTCCCCATCGTCTGGGACAGCTACAGCGGGAACTCTTACGCTCTCGATGCAACCGACCGCCTCGTCGCCAAGGTTTACGTCACCAAGCAGTCAGGTCCGAACTTCGATGTGGTCCTCTACTTCGAGGGAACCACTCACGCCTCGCATGTCCAGTCGACCATCAGTGCTGGAGCGGTGGGCCCCACTGGAGCGATCGGCCCCACAGGCCCCATGGGCCCAACTGGGCGGCAAGGAGCTACCGGCGTCGTAGGCCCTACTGGTGCGATGGGTGTGACGGGCGCCTTGGGACCAACAGGTGCCGGCAGCTTCCCTGGAGGGGTCACAGGCTCCATCCAGTTCAACGACGGTGGGGTCTTCGGTGGCTCTACCGGTGCGCTGTACAACAAAGACACCCAGGTCATCAGCTCCAACGGCGGCTTCAGCACAGACGGGCAGCTGCGGTCTCTCACCATCGTTCCGGCCAACTCCGGCTACCCCATCCAGCTGTACTCCAACAGGGGCGATGGCGCGTCATCTGTCGCGGTGGTCATCGATTCCGTTACGGGCATGGCCGTCGTTGGGGCGAAGCTTCTCTCGATCCGCAACACGGGAGTCGAAAAGGCGTTCTTCGACCTGTATGGCGCCCTGACCGTTCCAGATCTCACCGTCACGGGGAAGTTCAAGTCCGGCGTCAACGGAACGAACTATGCGACTGCGTACCTCCAGGCCGGTGGGGCGAACGAGTATGCACTCCTGCTGAACTCTGCGGGTGCCGCTGCCCGTATGGTGATGCAGACCTCCAACGGTAACTGGCTCTTCAGCGTCAATTCTGAATACTGGATAGACGACCCCACATCACTTACCAGATTCCGCATCGTTCGCACTGGCCCAGTTTCTATGTGGGGCAACCCGGCAGATGGTGCCGCTTCTGTCGGTACCATCATCGATACCGGCACTGTCCTGAGTACTACTGGGGCGAAGCTACTCTCTCTTCGCAACATTGGTGTTGAGAAGGCATCTTTCGACAAGGACGGCTACCTCGCCATCGCGACGTCTGGTGTTACCGCAGGGATGGCTCTCGACGTCAACGGCCCCATCTTGACGCGCACGGACCTCCGAGTTGGGGGCACGAGCGGCAACATCATGTGGGTCAACTCTTACGGGGCCTACCTTTCGATCCTTAGCTCTCGAACCGATACGGACTCACTGTCCCTCAATGGACGAGCGGCAGACGGCGCTACTTCTGTTGGGGTCATCATCAACAACACCAACACGTTCGCCAACCCTACAGCCAAGATCGCCAGCTTCAGGAACAACGGCGCAGAAGTAGCCTACATCCGCATGAACGGTTCGGGTGCTTTCACGAACCCGGTTTATGCCGATGCACACAACTCCTACTCGGGCAACACTGTCTCCATCAACGGCGGTGCCGCCGATGGGGCGAGCGCAGTCGGTGTCAGCATCAACAGTCAGTTGCTCTCTACGGCTGGCGCCAAGCTTCTCTCGATCCGCAACGCGGGAGTCGAGAAGGCGTACTTCGACAAGGACGGCGCTCTTGTCACCGCGGGAGCCATCACCGCCGTCACGGGAACCCTCACCGGGCAGGCTACCTCCGATCAGCCCACCTTCGGTGCGGAGCTTCTCAGTGGCTCTGGCTGGACCAGCACAGGATGGACTGGGAGCTGGGCTGCGGGGTGGGCCCACACGGTGGGCAACACCAGTGTCTTGAGCAACACCACCGCGGCCGTCGTCTCCACCAAGTACCACATCGTCTTGACTGTGACTGGGCGTACCGCAGGAACCTTCGACCTTCAGTTCGGGGGCTGCACCTTCACTGGCCTTATTAGTGGAGGGTACTCGGGTGGGTACAACGATCCCATGGGGTTCTCCTCCGTGGATCCGACCGCGCTCACTACGGCGGGCCTGACCATCACCCCAACCACGGACTTCGACGGCACCATCGTTGCGTCCATCAAGGCGATCACCGGAGTATCTACTCCAGTGTTTACCCTGGACTCCCCGGTCTGGGGAACGCAGGTGGCGGTTCGCATCAACACCCAGGGCGTTGGTACGGACTTCCAGAGCATGTACTTCGGTCAAGACTCTGGTTCCTATGTCACGTCGGGCTACAACAATACGGGGCTTGGCAACCAGGCTCTCATGCTTCTCACGTCGGGCCACGACAACACGGCGATGGGCACCATCGCCCTCAAGGCGGTCACTACTGGTATTCACAACACAGCCCTCGGGTCCTACGCACTCCGGAACACTACATCCGGCAGCCACAACACTGCCTTCGGTTCGGGCTCTCTGCGCTTCAATACCACCGGTTCGCTGAATGCGGCCTTGGGCCACAGTGCCCTCTACAACATCACCACCGGGACCAAGAACGTCGGCATCGGGCAGTGGGCTGGCGCATTCATCGCAGATGGCATCACTGCCTCCACCACTGCCATCAGCTCTCTCTACATTGGGTGGTACACCCGAGCCTCTGCGCTGGGGCAGACCAATGAGATCGTCATCGGAGACTCCGTCATCGGTATGGGCAGCAACACGGTGGTGCTTGGCAGCGACAGCATCACCAAGACCTACTTGAAGGGCGTCCTGACGAGTACGGTGGGCGACGGTGTGTCTTCGTTTGCTCATATCTTCAACACCGATACGACCTACTACCAGGGCTATCTCTTCGCGATCAGGAACAACGGAGCAAACAAGCTTTCCCTAAATGCGGAAGGGACACTCTCCTGCACCAACCTCGGCGTCGGTACCGGAGCGACCCGTGTTGGTATTGGATCAGTCGCTCCGTTGAGCAGCGTGGCAGTAGGGGAATTTGCCCTGTCAACGAACACTGGGGGATACAACGTTGCCGTAGGCGAACTGGCCATGATCAACACCTATGGCGCAGCTAGCTCGGTAGGCATTGGCCGGTATGCCCTGAATCGCTGCCAGGGCAGCAACAACGTAGCGATCGGCAATGGCACGATGCAGGGCAACGAGGGCACTGCCAGTTACAACGTGGTGGTGGGCGCTGGTGCCTTGCCCATGTCCTACACGAACGACAATACCGTCATCGGGGCAGGTGCCTCTACTGCCAGCTCGAACTCTTCCGGCAGCGTGGTGATTGGTGGCTCTGCTCAGCCGACAGCGGGCTCATCCAACGAGATCGTCATCGGAGTCTCTGCTACAGGATACGGGTCCAATACGGTTACTCTCGGTAATGCTTCGATCGCCAAGACGTACCTGAGAGGAGTTCTGACGAGCGTGGTTGCTGACGGTGCCTCTGCCGTGGCCCACGCCCTCGACTCTCCATCGTACGCGACGACAGGAGCGAAGCTCTTGTCGATCCGCAACAACACTGCGGAGAAGGCCTACTTCGACAAGGACGGCTACCTCAGGTGGCCTGGCGTCGCGGGTATGCAGTCCGACGCCAGTGTGATGGTCTTCAACTCCAACTACAGCTACAACGGGAACTACTTCGCGTTCACCAACCAAGCCTCTGTCAAGCTCCTCATCGCCAATGGTGGAGTGGCCATCACTTCGCCCCTCTACGTTGAGTATGACTCATCTGTTGGAGACTACACAGGCGGCGGCACGATCTATTGTCAAAGAGTACAGGCAGGTAGCCGCACGGGAGTTCTTGCGTTGTCGGGCGGTAACGCACATGTCAGCATTGGACAAAGCACCGCACTGGAGAATCAGTGGCATGTCCTGTTCCAGCAGGGTGCGACTACGTCTGTTGCAGGAGTGACTGGCACAGGTTCGTTCTGTGCCCCGAGGTTCATGGCCTACGCCGCCGGCGTTCCCGCCCTCATCGCCACGAACATGCTGGAAGGGGCTGGAGCGGTTGCCGTAGCCATCGACACCCTCAACGATGCTCAAGTCTGGGCGACTGGCAAGCTGCTCTCGATCCGAACGCATGGAGTCGAGCAGGCCTACTTCGATCATGACGGGTCGTTGAAGCCTGCGGGCAACGGCACCTCCTCGCTCGGTGGCTTTGGGAATGCATGGTCCTCCATCCATCTGGGGACGAACGGCATCGGTGACACGGCCGACAACTCACGTTGGTACTACACGAGTAATGGGCCAACCACCAATCAGGGGGCTGCGACCGATGGCGCTGCTGCCGTCGCCACCGTGCTAGACAACACCTTCTCCCTAACGGTGTCCGGAGCCAAACTCCTCTCCGTCAGAAACGCCACTGTCGAGAAGGCATACATCGACAAGGACGGCGGGGCCTACTTCGCAAGCAACGTGGGGATTGGTACGGCGCCCATCTCTGGGGTCCCGCTCTCCATCTACCAGTCCAACAGCAACACCGCATTCACCACGATGCAGAAGATGCAGGTCTCCGATACCGGAGGGTCTGGGCAGGTGGACGCGTTCACCTTCTACGTCGGGGCCACCAGCCAGCGTGGTGGGAAGATCGCCTTCGGTGAGACTGGTGGAGGGTTCAACGCCGAGCAAGAGTGGATCAGCTGCGCACTGAACGCTTTCGAGTTCGGGCAGGCTGGCAACTATCCGATCACTTTCAAGACCAACTCTTCTACCCGGATGACCGTCTCGGGCACCGGAGAAGTGGGCGTCGGCATCACTCCTACGGCAGGCTTCCACGTCAAGTCGGTGACCGCAGATGGCGGCTCAGCCGTTGCTGCCATCCTCGACACGGCTGCGACCTACTCCACGACTGGCGCGAAGCTGTTGTCAGTACGTAACAACACGACTGAAAAGTTCTACATCGACAAGGATGGCGGTTTCTCCACGACGGGGACCGCAGCTACGGGTGCCCTCACCGTCACTGGTGCCATTACCGCCACCGGCAACATCACGGCCTACTACTCAGACGCCAGGCTGAAGATGGGCATCCACGCCATCAAGAGCCCCATCGAGAAGCTGATGAAGCTTCGGGGCGTCTCGTGGGTCTGGGACAGGGACGAGTGCCTCAGGGCCGGCTTCTATCCTGACTCGCTCGAGGACACTGGCGTCATCGCCCAGGAGGTCCAAGAGGTACTGCCACAGGCTGTCGGGCACGGGGCTAACAAGGACTACTTGTCCATGAAGACCAGCAACCACGGCCTCGTCGCCTTGCTCATCGAAGCCGTGAAGGAGTTGAAGGCTGAGATCGACCTGCTGAAGAGCAAGGTGCCGGCATGATGCCCACCACGGGCGCCCTTTCCTTCGACCAGCTCCGCACAGAGTGGGGGAAGGGGCAGTCGAACGTAGGGATCGCTTCGTACTATCAGGGCCCCTCTGGCAGCTCAGTATTCATCGTACGCCCACCGGATGTGTGTACATCCGTCCCTACCGGAGGAGCCTTCGCCCTCAACGTCTTCTACGGCGCGGCTCGTGTGACTGGGGGTAGTGGGGGAGCTGGTCTGGGCGCGTCGAAGAGTGGTGATGCGTATGGCTACGAGACAGGGGATGTTTCTGAAGTGACGGTGTATTCCAACACCGTCACCATCACCCCTTCTGGAGGCACCGCTCCATACTCCTACCTTTGGTCCTTCGTATCGGGGGTAGGGTCCACGATGTACATGTCAACCACCGGTGCTTCGATGTATTGGGGAACTTACTTCTCCAACGGCACAGCGAATGACTGGTCCGAGCTCAGCACCTACAAGTGTCGTGTTACCGACAACGTCTCAAACTTCTTCGACGTAGAAGTTGCAGTTCTTCTTGAGGCTTACATCTACGGGTAGTCCCAAAAAGGAGATTCGTCATGGCCATCCAGATCGCACTCGCAGAGGCAGACTCGGGCATCGGTGCAACAATCGCAGCTGCCTACGTCCGCATCGTCATCTACACCCACGACATCAAGAACGACACCATCATGTTCGCGGTGGAGTACCACTACAACGCCCAGGCGAAGAACCAGGGACGTCAGCCCATCAGGGGAGCGAGCTACACCGTCACGGGGGCACAGCTGTCCGGCACCGGCGGCACTCGTTCTCAGCTGTACGCGTACCTCATGACGCTCCCCGAGTTCGCCACCGCCGTTGAGGTGTAGGCGTGAGCGACAACCTTCGAGGCCTGGTTGGTCTGGTGGGCTTGCTGCTCGTCATTGGAGGAGTTCTTGTCTTCGTGCTGTGGCGCAAGCACAAGAACCTCCCCAAGAGCTGGGTGCATCAAGGAGTCACTCCTCCACTCGGCGTCGAGACAGCCCTGAGAGTCATCTCTCGATTCACGCCTGGGCTGCCACAGGCTGGGTACATCGAGTGGGTCTATGGCCCTTTCATGGTCGGGGGCTACCCACCCATCAAGGCCGCGGGTGCGATGCTGGGCCTCGAGCCCACGCGCATCATGCTCACCTACTTCGACAAGGTGGAGCAGTCGGCCTTGGCCCATGAGGTGGGCCATGCCTGGAACGAAGTCACGAAGCAGGGCTTCGGAGAGTCTCCAGCAGATGCCCGCTTCGTGGCGTGGATCAACACAGTGAACACGGCCATCGCCAAGGAGCTGGGGCGCTGATGCTCGCGCGGGTGGTCAAGGGCGTGCTGCTCTATGCCTCGGTGGTAGTGCTGCTGATCTGGCTGTTGTACAAGACCAAGCATCACAATTCCTGAAAGGAGTTACACATGAAGAAGCTTCTGTTGTGCCTGCTACTCGCACTTCCCCTGGCGGCGCAGGGTCAGATGAGCGTCTCTCTCACTTTCCCTCCGGGACCGTACGCGTATTTTCCCAACACAGCGCAGTACCCTTTCTGTCCTGCTACCGGGACGTGCTCGGGCACCATCACCGCGCCCGCGGTGGTCGTCGGGGGTGCCGTGGGTGGTATCGTCAGCACGGTCTGGGCTTACCAGTCAGGGGCCACGTTCGTTCCGAACATCCCGACAGCGCCCACCTCGTTCTCCTTCTCCATGGAGTCCGGGGTGTCGTGGATGGTGGGGACTTGGAAGGTCACGGTGACATCCGGAACGAGCCAGGTGGCGTCTGCCACGTTCGACCTGCGCGCCACTCGGATCCTGAACGTCAATGCGTCCACAGCACCGGTCTACGCGACGTGCACGGGGGTCCCGTGCATTGGCTCGATCACCACTCCGACGGTGACGATCAGCGGAGGTTCTGGTAGTTACCTCTATGGCTGGCCCTGTGGGGACAACTGGGCTTTCCTCGCAGCGATCCAGTACCCGAACGTCGTGACCGCGCAGGTGCAGGTTCCATATGGCGTAACATGGACAGCCTGCGCCGAAACCCTCAAGGGTATCGACACGGTCTCGGGGGCTATCGGCTACCAAGGAGGGGTTCCAAGCTCAGCTAACTCCACGACGTTCTCCGTCACCAACCCAGCGACGGTGACGGTGACGGCTTCGAGCTACTCCGTCGCCGGGTCGTGCACCAACGTGCAGTACTGCACGGTGAATCTTTCCAAGCCTACCGCAGCGGCCACGGGAGGCGCCGGAACGTACACCTACACGTGGGAGTACGTCAGCGGGAACACTGGGTTCGTCAACAACATGTCCCTGAACAAGTTCACCTTTGGGTTCGTCAACTACACAACTCCGGTCTCTGCGGTGTGGCGAGTCAAGGCCGTCGATTCTAACGGCATCACTGGGTACTCTCCCGGAGTCACGCTCACCGCAGCGTGGATCGTGCCTCCCGCCCTGGTGGTGGCGCTGGGGTACACGGCCGTCACGACCCCGTGCCCTACCTCGGCTCCCTGCACTGCGACTACTCTCGCACCGAGCGTGGGCATCAACAATGGCTCTGGGGCGTATGCCTACTCGGCATGGGCATACGTCGCTGGTACGGCTTGCACCATCACCGGAACCCCTCCCGCGGCTCAGTTCGCTTGTGCAGTTCCCTCTGGCTCAACGAGCATCTCGTCCACCTATCGCATTCAGGCGACGGACACGGCGACAGGGGCTACCGGCTGGTCTCCCAACTTCGTGATTACCTCCACGCCAGCGGTGTTGGCGGCGTCTACGGATGGAGACGCTTTCGGGTACTGCATGGCTGCCAAGACGTGCACCGCCACCTCGAACTACGTGACGTGCAGTGCCTTCGGTGGCACTCCGCCATATACCTACGCCTGGTCCAGGGTCTCTGGAACTGCGTACGCCGTTTCTGGCACCCTGACCAACGTGAGACGTTGGGCCTTGACCCACGCCGTTCCCTATGTGACGAGCGCTGTCTATCGGTGCACTGTGACCGATAGCAAAGCCGCCACGGCATCCTCTATGGTCAGTGTGAGTTCGGAACACGACTCGAACCTCTAGGGGCCGCTCTCCCTCTCTAGGCTGAAGGCTAAGAAAGAAGTGGGACCCCAAGCACTCACCCGGGGTCCCACTTCACGCGAACGAGTACGCTCTCGCGACTCGTTTAGTTGGAAGCCACCAGCACCCTTGCCTGCTTCCGATACTTCTCGATTCGGAGACTGTAGGCGTTCCTGAGTGCGGTGTCTGCCGTATTGTAGAACCCATACCCGAGCTCACCAGGATGGCGGTCGAGCACATCACGAAGGATCTTGCCTGCCACGCGCAGGTTGTACCCGTCGTCGTTGCGTAGCCTCTTGGCGTCGAGCTCGAGCTCGTCCACCCAGAAGGAATTCACCTGTGCGAGGCCGTAGTCACAGGTACGTCGGCCCATGAGGTTCCGGCAGGCCTTGGCACCGGTCTTGAAGTGGCTCTCTTGGCGCACGATGGCAGCGAAGAGAGGCACCTCGATGTTGAACTCCTCTGCCACGGTCTGTACCAAGCGAGCAATGCGCTCGGCCTCTGCCGCGCTGAGGGTGGGGTTGGACATCTGAACAAACGAGAGAAGCTTCGGTGTTGGCGGCGGAACGGGTGGAGCCGGCAGGTGCTGAACGTCACTCAGCTTCGTTGGCGCGACACATGCCGTGAGCAGAACGACAGACAGAAGAAGACGTCTCACTCGATCCTCCTTTCTCGAGGTGAGCCTCTACACTACGGGTGGGCATGGTGGGTGAGAAGCAGCACCTGTCGTACCTTGGACAGGGGACAGGTGCTGCTCTGCGTCAATACGGTCAGTTCCGGACGAAAGAGAGCACCGGAGTGATCTGCAACAGGCTCGAGGAGCCCCACGTACGCCAGCTGAGGTACGACCAACCGTAGACGGGGTTGGCCCCGTCGAAGACGACCTCGCAGGTGTTGTCGTCGTGCCGGACGGAGCTGTACGCGTGGATGTTGGCGTTCTCAAGGGGCTGGTAGATGACCCCCTGATGCACGGTGAGCGATCGGAACGCGGCCCAGCCCGGAGCGTTCGGGATCAGGAGTGGGCACGTCCCGCACGCCATGTCGGTGCACCCCATCGCGGAGGGTGGGATGAACCACATGCCCTCCTCAGTGGAAACGAGGCGCACGAACGTGGAGCTGGTGATGTCGGAGGGAACATAGACCAACTCGCCCGCAGCGACCGACACGAGAGGTCCGATGGTGAGGCCGTCCGAGTTGACGACGTTGAGGCCAGAGACGCGCGGAGCAGCCCCCGCGGTGGTGGTGATGGCGGCCAGGGTGAGCATCATCAGGATGAGCTTCTTCATGACTTCTCCTTGCTGGTTGTGAAGTGGAGGCGCCGGGAACCCTACGGCAGGTGCTTCCAGGTGCGACGATCTCGAATGGCTGGGACGGTCTTCCTGTCAACGTGGAAGGCCTTGGCGATGCTGCTCATGCTCTCGCCACTTGCGAGCCTGTTCCGGATGACGGTGACTTCCATCTCGGTCAGTTCGGCCCTACCGTTCTGAGTGCCGATGGCAGAGCGCCCCTTCGTCACCCGATCCTGCACGTTGTCGTTGTGGCTTCCCTCGAGCGTGTGCCGAGGGTTGCAGCATGCTCTCGAGTCGCAAGAGTGGCGAAGCACCACGTCATCCGAGAGCTCCCTGTTGTGGTGAAGCATGAAGGCAACACGGTGAGCTCGACGAATGGCCTTCTTCCCTGACAGGTCTCGAAACTGGAAGGACCCGTAGCCGTCTGCATCGAAGCCTGCTTGCCACGGCCAACAATCGGCCTCCGAGCCCTGGCGCACTCTCGCCCAGAACTCGGAGGCCTTCGCTACGACCTCATTCAGCATGTGTTCCCCTATCTACGAATGGAGGCGGGGAGAATCGAACTCCCGTCCGGAAGAACTTGCAGAACGACACTACGAGCGTAGCCCGTG